GCAACGGTGCTTATGCTAATAAAGATAATGCATTGGCTCTTGGTGCTGTTACTTCAGTAGATGGCAAAGATTCTATTGCTCTTGGTTCACATGTTAAATCTCACGCTGATAACAATGTGGCTATCGGTACTGCAGTTACTACTAATAGTAATGATAGTGTTGCTGTTGGTACTGCAGTTACTACTAATAGTAATAATAGTGTAGGTATCGGTAACCACGTTACTAATAACCTTGGTAACAGCATCGGTATCGGTAATGGAGTTGCTACCGACTTCAATACTATTGGTATCGGTAATGGTGTTGAAACTAAGGTTCAAGACACTATTGCTATTGGTAACGGTGTAATTTCTGATGGCGAATCTTCAGTAGCTATCGGTAATGCTATCCATGCAGAAGGCGTCAAAACTGTAAACATTGGTACAAATGTAAATGCAAAAGGCGTATCTTCTATTGTTATTGGTCGTGATACAACTGTAAATGGCAATGATACTACAGTAGTAGGTGCCAATAATGGTTTTGTTAATGCTGATCAATCCGTTGTAGTTGGTTATAACAACGTAGTTCAAGATGCATCTAAAGAACAGTTAATCTTTGGTGCAAATTCCACAACTAAAGAGCAAGGAGCAACAGTTGTAGGCTCCCATGCTCAAGCTACAGCTGTTGATGCATTTGCTATTGGTAATAATACTATCGCCGATTTACAAAATGGCGTAGCTCTTGGTTCTAACTCTGTAACTGAATTACAAGTTGGTACAACTAATATCAAAGATAACACAACAGATATTCGCTTCAGCAATTCTACATATGCTGGTAGCAATCCTGACTCTGTTGTAAGCTTCGGTACACATGGTCGTGCTGGCGCTGGTGGTGTAACAGAATACACTCGTCAATTGCAAAATCTAGCAGCTGGTAGAGTATCTGCAACTTCTACTGATGGTATTAATGGCTCCCAATTGTACGACGTTGCATTGGAAGCTCAAAAACACAATACTCTTGTAGATGGAACTAATACAACAGTTACATCTCAAGACAATAACTTTGGTCGTAAAGAATACAAAGTTAACGTTAACCGTGATTTAACTAATATGAACTCTGTTCAATTCAATACAGTTAATGATCCAGAACGTAACTTTGTAACTAAAGATGGTATGCATGTATTCAATGGCGATGTGAATACTAACTATGGTCCTAATGGTATCAAAATTGAAAATACTGATAACTTGGATACTGCAGAATATAATATGGATGGCATCAACATCAATTCTAACGGTAAAAACGTTAAATTTGGTACTGATGGTATCAGCGCTGGCGATCAAATCATTAACAATGTAAAAGCTGGTGTAGCAGATACTGATGCTGTTAACGTAGCTCAATTGAATGGTCTTCGTAAAGACGTTGAAGATTTAGCCGATGCTCAAAACCAAGTTAACACTGCAGTTGAAAGTACTTTAGCTAACCATAAAACTGCAATCAATAATGCTATGGCTGAAGCTAAGAAACACACTACAGTTGTAGCTGGTGATAATGTAGCTGTATCTGAAGGTACAAATGCAGCTGGTGGTAAAGAATACACTGTATCTGTTAAGAAAGATCTTACAGATATGAATTCTGTAGCATTTGGTAAAAATACTGATCCTAAACATGCAGTTGTAACTAAAGATGGTTTGATTGCATTTGATGGTGATGTTGATACTAAACACGATGCTAATGGTGTTACAATTGAAAACCGCAATACATTGGATACAGCATCCTATGGTATTGACGGCATGACAGCTTCTGGAGCTAATGGTACTGTTTCCTTCACAACTACAAATGTAGATGTAGCTGGTAATCAAATCCATAACGTAGCTACTGGTACAGCTGGTACTGATGCAGTTAACGTTGATCAATTGAATTCTGTAGTAGCAGCTAACAAAGCAGTTGAATCTGTGGTTGCAGATAATCAAGTAGATAATATTGCTGCAGTTCGTGTAACTAACGGTAAATCTACTGGTGATGCAAATGCACAATACGGTGTATATGTAAGTAAAAATACTGTACGTAATATTGCTAAAGATGCTGTTACATTCAAAGGCGATGACGTTATCAAAGTAACTCGTCAAGTGAATGAAAATGGTGCTGATGTAATTACTACTACATACAATGGTGGTAATGCAGCTAAAGTAACTCCATTAACTTATAAAGCTAATGGTGGTGTAGCTAATACTACTACTCTTAATACAGGTCTTGACTTCACTAATGGTAATAACACTACAGCTTCTGTAGCAGCTAACGGTGTAGTTAAATTTGATCTCAATAAAGATCTAAAAGGTCTTGATTCTGCTAAATTCAATGGTGGTGTAGTTATCAACAATGATGGTATCAATGCTGGTAATAAAACAATCACTAATGTAGCAGCTGGTCAAAACGGTACTGATGCAGTTAACGTTAACCAATTAACTAGTGCTATTGATCAAGTTAATAGCAATGCTAGCAAATTAGGTAATGTAGTTCGTGCTAACCAAGAAGAAGCTCGTAAAGGTATTGCTGGTACTGCAGCATTAGCTGGCTTACATCCATTGGACTTCGATCCAGACCATAAATTAGATATTATGGCTGGCTATGGTCATTTCCACAATGCTAATGCTGGTGCAGTAGGTATTGCTTATCGTCCAAACGAAGACTTGATGTTCACAGCTGGTACTACATTCGGTAGTGATAATGTAATCAATGCTGGTGTTACTTATAAAGTAGGTGCTCGTTCTGAAGTATCTCGTTCCAAAGTAGCAATGGCTAAAGACTTGGCTGAAGCTAAGAAAGAAATCGCTCAACTTCAATCTGACAATGCTAAATTCAAAGCTATCTTGAATGCAGTACTTGGTCTTGATTTACCTCAAGAAGCTAATACTGTATTCCCTGATATCGAAGAAAATCATTGGGCTTATGTAGCAGTTGATGATATGGCTAAACGTGGTCTTTTAGTTGGTTACCCAGATGGCACATTCAAAGGCGACCGTGCTGTAACACGCTATGAATTCGCTGAAGTAATTCATCGTGCAATCGAAAAAGCTAAAGAATTAGGTCAAACAGTTGATAGCCGTTTGGTTGAAGAATTCAAACCTGAATTGATGCGTTATGCTGTTGAAGGTAAAAAACTTGAACGTGTTCATGTAAATAAATCCAACAAAGAAGTTAAACGTGATCAATACGGTACAATCATCACTAAATAATAAATAAATGAATAATGGGTAAAGGTCCTAGTGACCTTTACCCTCATTTATTTTTTTGTAAATATGAGATAAAAATGAAACTCAGTTTCCTCATTATACATTATAATAGGCATCAAGATTTAGATGTCAATATTTTTTTATAAGGAGAATTTTAATATGGAAAAAGTTTTACCATCTGATCTTCTAAATATGGTTCAAGGTGTCATTGAGGATAATAAATTATCCTTTGATATCTCTGAATTAAACTTAGAAGCAGATCAAACTGGTTATGTTGTTATTAGTAATAAAGATGCTTATCTTATGATTAATAAGACACAACCTAAAGAGTTTAAAATTATTGAACGTAACGAAGTTATTTCTGCTACAGAAGTAGCTCCTAGTACAGCTGAGTTTATCTTTGATATTAATAAAGATAAAGCAAGCTATCGTAAAGATGAAGATGTAGTCTTAACGTTCAAAGTTAAAAATACAGAAGAAGATTCTCCTATGGTAGTTAAAGTAGACTTATTCAAAGTTAATACTTTAGTGGCTACTGTATTTGAAGATTCTAAATTGTATTTACGTAAGAATGAATCTAAAGACTATAGTGTAACTATTCCAGCTAGATTGCTTGAAAATAACACAGGTTATTTATTGACAATCAAAGTTGATGGTATCACTAGTAAATTTGATTTTATGACAACTGCATTCTCGGTAGAAGATGACTGGACTATCTATCCTAGATATGGCGTAGTAGGCGGTTCTGGGGATGACTATAATTCTATTTTGTTGAAAAACGAAGACCGCTATATGAGTGGTCTTGGGGTCATGACAAATATGAATATTAATAGCTATTTCTTCTACGATGCATATAAATCCCCACAAAATCCATTCCCTATTAATAAAGAGCAATTCTCTCAAGATTGGAATACTTGGAGCCATAGTAAAGTAGATGTTAAGATGGTTACTAAGATGACTGACTATATGCACTCTAAAGGATCTGTAGCAATGCTCTATAATATGTGCTTTGCTCGTTCTATTGATGAACCAGAAACTGTATCTGCTATTGAGTATGCATATAACCATGATACTTATGGTCTTAACAAGAAAGGTACTCCATATATTAATTACATTGATGGTAAACCTTTCCAATATTACTATCATCCTATGAGTAAACCTTGGAGAGATCATATCTCTAAAGTTATGATTGAAGCTATGGAAAATGGTGGCTTTGATGGTTGGCAAGGTGACACTATTGGTGATCGTACAATCAATGCATATTATGATGCCGATAGTGATGCTCACTATATGAGTGATTACTATGGTGACTTCATTGCTGATATGAAGAAACGTATGCCAGATAAATATGTAACTATCAATGATGTTAATGGTGAGCATATTGATAAGATGCTTAAATCTAACCAAGATGTTGTATATAATGAAATCTGGTCCTTTGGTCAATCTGCTTTAGTTATCGATGGTCAATATCGTTCTCAAACTGAGTACGGTGATCTTAAAGCTCGTGTAGATGATGTACGTCGTAAGACTGGTAAATCTCTTATCGTTGGCGCTTACATGGAAGGTCCTGATACTGAATGGAAAGACGGTAAACGTGTAGCTAAGAATGGCTCTGGTGAAGATTCCATTAATGATGAAACTTACAATGCCTCTGCAGTATTATTGACTACAGCTACAATTGCAGCTGCAGGTGGTTACCATATGAGCTCTGCTGTCTTAGCTAATAGAATGAATAATGAAGGCTGGGGTATCGGTGTTCTTGAAAAAGACTATTATCCTACACAAAGTCTTCGTACTGATTTATTGATTGCTCGTAAAGTATCTGACTATAATCAATTTATTACTGCATATGAAACAGTATTGCGTGGTAAAGGATTAGAAGATTCTGATACTTTTGTAGAAGTAACCAATAAATATGGTTTCAAACAAAACTGGGATAAGTATGGTACTAGAGGATTCCAAATCTGGACTTGGACTAAACAAGGTGTTGGTTTCAGAACTATCCAAATGATCAACTTATCTGAAGTAGTATCTAACTGGAAGAATGAAGCTGGTTCTAAAGAGAATAAAACTCCTGCATTCCAAAATGATCTATTTGTTAAATATGAAGTTGGTACTGATGGAGAGTTAGCTAATAGATTAGCTGATAAAGTATTCTTAACTTCTCCAGATGACTGGTCTAAATCTGCTATGGTTAAATGTCAAGCTACTATAGAAGAAAAAGACGGTAAATATTATTTGAATATCGAAGTTCCTACATTAGATATTTGGAATATGATTTATATTGCTGAAGACTAATTAATATCGGAAGAGGGCATTCAATGTCCTCTTCCATATTTTTAATCATATATTATTACTATGAATCAGGTTTATGTTATTTTAAAAGAAAGGAACTGATCAAATGAAAAAAGAAGAACTAAGAAAGTTGTACTCTATTCTATATACGGAGGAGTACATGATGAATGTCGATATCAAATTAATGGTTAGTGAATTAACCAATAATGATAGCGAATCATTCAATACTACATTGGTAGATGGTACTATTGTTAGGGTATTACCAAGTGGGATGCTATTCTTAAACAAGGAAACAGATAATGCAGTCCAAATTACATTGGGATCTACATTACCATCTATAGTTAAGAGTTCCACTAAAGAAGATTTAGAGACATTATCCAATCACTTCTATCTATTAGCAGATAAATTAGAGAATGTTGACGATGTATCTAGCATTTCAGCTAGACTTGTTTCTAGTCGTTTAAATTATATTATTAAGACTTTGTACTAGGAGGTTACTATGAACAACTTATACTATGGTGCATGGGAAGAATTCAGATTTACTGCTAATGATTTTCTTGATAGTGTAAAAGAAGATATTGAGTATACACTAGATGGTAGATCTGCAGGTGATGTAAAAGTTAAAGTGTCTAAAGACACTAAGTTAATGGAGTTTACTATCAATGCAATTAGATTTGAATATGATAGAAGACTTGTAATTGAAGATCACTTCATGACTGTACTTAGAAACAATCCATATCCACTATATATGATGGTAAACTTATTCCATCAAATGTATAGAGATAATACATTTACAGCTATTGATGAAGAGAATAGAAGATATATTGCCAGAATGGCTGAAGGATTCTTATATCTTCGTGGTTGGTTTGATGACCCAGAAATTGAGCAAATTGAAAATGCTGACTGGGAAAGAGAAACTAGAATTCGTAATAGAGAGAATAATGAATTCTGGAAAGAGTACTACGAAGCTAACCCTAACGATATTTAATGGAGGTATTTAAAATGAGAGAACTTATTATTTGTGCATGTTTATTAGGTTGCTTTGGAGTAGCTAATGCAGATGCTCCAGTAGAGCAACCTAAAGAGGTTAAAGTCGTTCATAATGATGATAGTGTAGCTCTACATAAGAAGGTATATAAATTAGAGCAACGTATTGAACGACTAGAAAAGTTATTAGCAGAAAAGGAAGGTAAATAATATGGCTCTTATTGGTATGGGAAATAATAAACTAATCTGTTTCTTAATTCATTTAGAAAAGACAGATCCAGAAAGATATAATGCTATTAAACGTAAAGCATATGGATATATTAAAGAGCATGCAGCTGATATTACATATATGAATGCAAATATATCTGTAAGTGAAGCATTGAGTATTATGGAATTTATATATGGAATAATAAAGTTTATTATTGATAAACTTAGCAGTAAAGAAAAATCTCGTGATGAAGAGATTGCAGAATTCTTGTCTAAATATACACGTATGGAGTTATATGAATCTGTACGTAGAATTGATGGTATGACTGCTAATGAGAAAATCGAGCACTTAGCAAAGTATGACGACTAGGAGGAAATATGAACTTCAAAAATGCAGGAAAATTAGAAATAGATTTCGTTAACGACTATAAATTAATGAAGTCTATTGAGCGTTCAGTTAATGATAACCTAAAAGTTATCACTGATGCATTCTATAAGTATACTAAAGTAGATATGCCAGCAACAATTATTGCTGATGATAATAATAAGGTATTCTTCTTTGTAGAGCATGAGAATGCTTTAGAGCTCAACTTTGAGTTCTTTACTAGAGGCGATCTATATAGTTACTCTTATACTAATCGTGGTATTAGATTATTAGATGATTATAATAAACAAGCTGTAATGGCTTTAGCTAATCTTATCGAAAGAACTGTTAAGACTTGGCTGAATAAATTCTCTTCAAAAGAAGACTTCATTGAGGTATCCGATAGAGTATTATCCTCAGCTGAAAATATCAAAGTTATGATTGGCTTAATGGCTAGAACTATTGATGTTTACAACCACTAATACATCTAGGTAATGTGTTGGCAGGGGTAGGGATTAAATCCCTACTCCTTCCTGTTTTTCTTTTTTGTAATAGTGGGCATCTATAGCTATATATTATTAAGGTGATATGATGATATAGTTTATAGTTAAGCCGCATGGCAAGAAAGGAATCATATCATGACTAAAACTAAATTTTATGAAGTATCTAAGGTAATGGAAATGGTAGAACTTATTTTGAATAAGTTCTACAATGATATGGATGAAAACCATATTATTGATAGCGTTTTCTGCTGTTATGAAGAATATTTCACCATCTACCATCCATTAGAAGGGCACATCAAGTCAAATGATACCTTTGAGGTAATTGAGAATGGTGAGTATATCTTGAAGATGTTAGCCATCACCAATAAGTACAACGATATGGGATGGGGACCATATTTGACAGCATTAGAGTTGGGGATCGAAAAGATCTCTAAGTTAATGTAAGAGAATAAAGAGTAGAGGGTCAACCTCTACTCTTTTATTTTTTTCTTTTTTATTAATAATTAGACTCTACTAGTTTAATGAACCCATTTTCATTAACAGCTAATGGGAAGTTCATATTCAAGTTAGAGTTACGTGCAATACCAGTTTGGAAGTTGATATTCATATCTTCTAATAAGAATGGATCTGGTAAACTCATATTATCAATTTGCTCACCAGTTTTAATATTCATACAACGGAACTCTCTAGATTCTGTTTTTGGATCAAATACCACTACAGTTTTAATATCTGGATTGTGTTCCATAATCATACGATTTTGTTCAGGGGTAAACAATTCATCATTAGTTATCATAGGTTGATAAATATCCATACCACCTTGTTGTTGAACCATCAATGGTACATCACCACTTTCTAATCTAGGTGGAATGAACCCAGTTTCAAGTTGTTGTCTTGGAGTATTGATGATATTTTCATATAAGCCCATGATAGCAGCTTCATCACTACCACTATTATCAAGTTTAAGTTCTTTAGTACGTTTAAGTTCCATATCATGACATTTAGAGATAACAGAGTTAAGCTCTTTAATAGCAGATAACTTAGTACTAGATAGAGATGAGATAGTAGCAGAAATATCAGTTAGATATTGATATTTACCACGTATCTTAGATAAACGGATATCATTGAATTCTTGTTTTAATTCACCTTGAAGACCATCGATTTGACCAATCATGATTTTGATCAAATCATTAGTTTCTTCATAAGAATCAATGTATGGTTTATTGGTAACGATCTCTTCAGCATCACCACCAACTGCAATGTCATCATTGTCTTTATTTTTTCTTGGTCTACCACGTTTTCGTGGTTTGATCAAAGTACTTTCATCGATAGGAGAATTCTCCACCACAATTTTTTTACCTTGACCTGTTGCAAATTTATTAAATATGGATGAACCACTAAAACTAGGTTTAGTTACTGGCTCTTCTACGGTAATATTACCTTCCATAATAGCTTCAGTATATTGCATAATTTATCCCTCCTTTATGGGTTATTTTAAAGTTCTATGTATATATTCTTATAATGCCTAAAAACGTTGAATTATAAAAAATTAAACTCCCAGTTACATTAAAGTAGGTATAAATACGAAGGAGGATTTAAATATGGCTAACATCTTAAACATATTTAACCAGTTCCCAAAAGACTATAATTTAACGATTTTGCAAACATTCTTTGCAAAACCATTTAAGCAAGAAAACGGTAAGTGGACTAAACCATCTTTGAGTTTAGTTGCTAAAGATAATAATACAGGTAAGAAGCACGTATGCGAAATTGAAGATCCTGAGTATATTTGGTTTGTAGCAAAAGAACCAGATAAGTTAACTCATCATTATGACTTCTTACCTAAGAATGAATTAGAAGCTATCCAATGTCCTAATAGAGAATTAGAGAAGTGTATAGCTCAAACAACTGGCAATATGAAATTCTTTACGAATAATATTGCTAATGGTGAATATAGAGAGAATGCTAAGTTACATACTTTGAATCAAGTATTCTTCTCTGACCAGAATATTGAAGACCATTACAGATTCTGGTTTAATCGTTTATTTAAGAATGATATCCAATCTGTAACTAAAGCATATCTGGATATCGAAGTTGATATCTCTGATATTGCTGGTGATTTCCCAGAACCAGGTGAAGCTCCAGTTAATGCAGTAACTTATATTAACAATGGAGTTATTAATACATACATTCTTAGAGACCCTAAAAATCCATTGGTTCAAGAATTTGAAAACCAAGTAGCTAGTGGTCAAATAGAACGTGAGTTAAGAGAACTTATTAAGTTTGCTATTGGTGATGAAGAAAGACAACGTAAGTTTAATATCTTTGGATATAAGTTTAATGTAAAATTCTTCGATCAAGAGATACAATTACTAGGTTCCTTGTTTAGACAAATCAATACTGAAGAGCCTGACTTCTTATTAGCATGGAACATGGCGTTCGATATTCCATATATAATTCAACGTATTCGTAATCTAGGATATCGTCCAGAAAGCATTATGTGTCATCAAGACTTTAAGATTAATCCTAGAGCGGAATACTTTATTGATACACGTATGGAAAACAACTATGCAGAACGTGGCGACTATGCATATATTTCTTCTTATACAGTATACTTAGACCAAATGATTCAATTTGCATCTCGTCGTAAAGGGCAATCTGCATTTGCATCATTTAAGTTGAATGATATTGGTGCTCAAATCTGCGGTGTACAAAAGTTGAACTATCATCATATAACTACAGACTTGGCTAAGTTACCATTCTTAGATTTCAAGACATTTGTATTCTACAATATCGTCGACGTATTAGTCCAAGTATGTATTGAAGAATCTACAGATGACATTGGATATATCTACAACTCTAGTGTATTGAATAATACTCGATTCTCTAAAGTACATAGACAAACAATCTATCTACGTAATAAACAAATCGATTTCTATTTCAATCTCGGTTTAGTTGTAGGTAATAATATCAATAAGACTAGAGAGAAACCATCTGAGAAGTTTGACGGTGCTTTTGTAGCTGACCCTAACTTGGTTAATGATTCAGTTAAGTTAAAGATCAATGGTATTCCAGTCTTCTTATGTGATAACTTAGTTGACTTTGACTTTAGTTCACTATATCCTAGTATCAATCGTGAATTCAATTTAAGTTCTCCATCTGAGATTGGTAAGATTGAATTTGAAGATGATAAAGATGCAAGCTCTGCAATCATTGAAGATATTGTAACTCAAGACCATTTAACTATTGGACATAGATGGTTTGGTTTACCTAACTATAGTGAGTTAGTTGACCAAGTATCTACATTATTTGCATCTGGTAGACTATCTACAGAGAATGAATTCAAAGTATATAATAAAGGTGAATTAGTTAAACCATTAGAAGTTGAATATAATGAATGCTTACCAGCTCTAACTAGATTTGGTAGCATGAATATGAATGCAATCTATGGTGAACGAAAAATGCCAGGAGGATTATAATGGTTATACATTTCCCATTAAGCCAATCTGATATCGAAAGCTTACTTTCTATAAGTAAGCTTTTGAAATGTGATAAGATTCTATATGATAGAAACTATGTAAATCCAATCATTGGCGTAGGACCAGAGAAATCATACTTCCAGACTACAAGTTTTATGGTTGATCTAAGTCCTCATATTAATAACCTATTAGTTAATATATCTGACTTAAAGAATCTTGGTAAGATTACTCAACTAGAACCATCTAAAGAGAATCCAGAGATAGCTATTCATAAACCAGTTGTATCTGTATTCAATTGGGATGCTGAATATGTTAAAGCATGTATGAATAGCCTAAGAGAATATCAAATAGATGATAATATTATTGCTAGAACTGATGAGTTCCATAATACAGATGACTATAATGAACTTATGGCTGGTAGTGCATCTACTGGAGCATTCAGAATCAATGTAGGTGGATATATGATTGATATCCCTAAATCGGCTATACCAACATTGAAATCTGATCATGTAGTAGCTACAGTATATAATGCTCCTAATAAAGATTTTAACGTTCTTAGATTTAAGATAACTAAACGTAATGGTATCATTGTTAATCAGTCAATGTTATTCTTACCTTACTAGAGGATTTGGCTATAGAGAATCAATCTCTATAGCCAGATTCGTTTATTTAGCATACGGAAAACATTTAAATAATCAAAGGAGGAACGATAATGGCTGAAGATAAAAACGTAAAACAGCAAGAAGGTCTACTAAGTAGTATCCGTAAAGGTCTTGCTAATTTATACGGTCGTACATATTATACGCCACCAGATGGCGATAGCGAATTAACTCATCTAACCGATAGAATCAATGACTCTATGGGTAAGATTATCAATGATATCAACTATTCTACAGGATTATCATCTATTAGTACCCTCTATGCTAAAGCAATCGATTATCAAAACGATCCAAAAGTAGCAGATGGGTTTGATAACCTATTTAAAGATATGGCTAACGATGGAAGTGTATATAATGTATTCTTCAATAATCGTAGCCTACGTTTATTTGATGCTGAGATTGATATGATCTGTAAGTATATGCCTATGCTTGAAGATGCATTAGGTGTACTATGTGATAATGTAATCTCATCTGACCACTTCTCTAAAGACTTTATCTTCATCTCTGATGAAAATGTATCTGTAGAGAATAATAAAGAGCTCTTCTACAATAATATCAAGATACTTAAAGATAAGTATGACCTACTTATCAAATTCCAAGATATTATCTATAATACTTCTAAGTACGGTGAACGATTCTATTATATCGTACCATATGAGAGAGCTATTAAGAAGTTATTAGATAACCCAGATAATAAGTTTGTAACCTCTCATGAGGCTATGAGTTTAACTGAGTCTGGTATTCTAAAACAAACTCCAGCTTTAAAAGAAAGCGGAGATGTATTTGTTAATGCTATTAATAAGAAAGAGCAATCTTTAGATGTTGAATTTACTTTCAATATGAGTAATTCTCTATCTAAAGAGATTGTAGCACATGAAGCTGCAGCTAATAGACTTAAACACATTAAAGAGTCTGCTCTAAACTTCAATGAGGCTACAACTAGTACAGTATCTCTAGTAGCTAATGATAAATTAGATGCTAGTCCATTCTATGATGATACCACAAGTAATGGTTTAATTGTAGCTGGAGATAATAGATTCAATACTAAAGAAGACTGGGGATTAAATGGTTGTGTATTCAAAGAACTCAATCGTTATAAAATCATTCCAGTTAGAATTGAAGATCTTATCTTAGGTTATGCTTATCTTGAAAACGATAGGTATGGTTTAGATGATGACTTCCCAGTAAGTGATACAACTACACCAGTTAATGCTATGGGTATCAATGTATCAACAGACCTTGAAGCTACAAAGAACTCTGCTGTTATCTCTGATAGCATTGTTAAGACTGTAGCTAGTAAGCTATCTGCTGCTATTGATAATAAGTTTATTAAACTTAACAAAGATCTATCTAAAGAAATCTATACTGTATTGAAACATGATCTTCAAGCTGGTAGAAAGAATAAATACAATGTAACTTTCTTACCACCTGATGATGTAGTTCATTGCTATTATAAATTAGATCCTGATACATATAGAGGCATCTCTGACTTGTATAAGTCTATGATACCAGCTAAGTTATTCATCGGTCTATATATTACTAACACTATTGGTGCAATGACTCGTGCACAAGACCGTCGTGTATACTATGTAAAACAATCTGGTATCGATACAAATATCTCTAAGATTCTATTAACTACTATTGACCAATTGAAACGTCAAAACTTCAATATTCGTCAATTAGAATCTATGAAGAATGTATTAAATATCTTAGGTCGATTCAATGACTTTGTTATTCCAACCGATAATAGTGGTAATGCACCAGTACAATTTGAAGTTATGCAAGGTCAACAAATTGATCCACAAACTGACTTGATGGAGAAACTCCAATCTATGGCAGTTAATAGTACTGACGTACCATTTGAGATTGTACAAGCAAGACAATCTATGGACTATGCTATCCAAGCATCTATGTCCAATAGTAGATTCTTAAAGAAAATCTATAATAGACAGACTATAGCTAATAGATTCTTATCATCTATTATGACTAAACTCTATAGAGGTGAGTTTAATAATCCAACAGCGGTTATTAAAGTTAACTTACCAACTCCGATGTTCTTGAATCTAACTAATACTAACCAAATCATTCAAAATGCTAATGATGTAGCACAAGCTGCAATGGAAGCATTCTCTGATGATTTAGATGATAACGCTAAACAAATCTTCTTCAATAACTTGAAAGGTAAAATGCTTGAAAGTTATATTGATATGGAAATGATTATGCGTGTTAAAGAAGCAACTAAGATTGAATATGCTGCTAATCAACAACAAGACCAATCTGGAGATGCAGGTTATTAATCAGACAAAATATGGTCATAGGCTATTAAAGCCTATGACCATAAGTTGCTGTCGTTTATTTATTGTATTGAGAGGTGAAACACTTTGTACTTGCGATGAGAGTGACAAAGCAGAAAGAGAGATTTGACCACGCATGAAGAAGTCCGTTCATGTGATATAAGCAGTTTGCAATTATTGTGAGAGGAAAGAACAACTTCCATTCATCCCTGATGGAAGTGTATCTGAAATCCGTTCGGAGTATTCCCATGTATATTTTAACGTAAATCAAGCGTAGTAGAATTGTATAGATTTAAGAAGATTTGTTTCACGAAGTATGTGTTATTAGGTAAGTATTAGGAGTTTTGTTTAACTTCATAAAATCTTCATACGCAGTCAATATATTGTTACTAAAATGAAAAGAATAAATGGACTAGGAGATTAACTCCTAGTCCACTTTGTTTATTCTATTATTAAAATCTATTAACCAGTATAAGTTACACCCTTACCAGTATTACCTTCACCGTTAGGACGAAGTACTTTATTGTAAGGAGCCATATTAGTTACACCAGAGTAAGTCATTTCAGACTCATCCCAGATTGTGCCTTTACGTACCCAATCAAGTAAGCTTTGAGCTTTTCTGTTGATGATTGTGTTAGTAATAGGGAAACCAGAGAACTCTACAGATAATTCTTTGAAACCAATGTCACCACGTTCGATATTGTAGATATTCAAGTCAGCATTTGTTGGTTGAGCAGCTACGATATAGAATGCTTTTTCAACATTCATCAAAGTATTGTCAGTTACGATATATAAGAAGCTGAATACCTCTTGGTCGAAACCAGGTTCTTTGATTGTACCATCTTCGATAAGACCATGATAATGTTTAACTTGAGTTGTAGGGTCTTTAATACCACGTAAGAACAACTCATGAACTTTAGTCATGATGGAACCAGATTTTTCGAAGTAACGCATAGTGAATGTAGAACCAGATTGGCTATTAACTTTGTTAATAACGTTGATGGATTTAACACCATTTGTTAATTCAGCTGTATCGGAAGTCATGTTATCAATGCCATCTAAACCACGGAATTCATATTCCAATACATGTACGTATGTATCAATAAGTTTCTTGTATTGATCATTCTTAGAAGCCAAAGCTTTCAAGAAGTTAGGAATAGTCAATACAATGATCATACCATAACCAGATTCAAATTGATTGAATTGGTGTAAGTTAGCCCAGTCAGTTACACCACGGAATAGTGCATACTGAGTTAAATCACGAATTTCTTTAGTGCCGTCGAAGATAAAATTAACAGCACCTGGAGTTTTATCAGCCATATTATTTATCCCCCTTAAGCATTGGCACTAACAGCAGTAGCGATTGGAATAGCAACGATACGGAAGATTTCAGCTTGAGCGAAGTCTTTGAACGATACTTGGATAACCGCATAAACAATTTTGTTTGCTGCATAAGCAGAGTCAGATTTGAAGTCAATAGAGATAGAAGCGAATTTATTAGCGTTATTGTTAATAACTGCTTGTACGTCTTGTTTGTAGTCTTCGAAGTCTGTACCTGTGATGAATTTATAACGGGATTTAGGACATGCAATACGAATTTGTTTGATCAATTCTTGGATAGCCAATACGTTATTAGCATAGCTTAATTGAGTATGGATATCTTGAGAAGTGTATTCGGATGCAAGAGAGAAGATACCGTTATAGTATTTACCAAAGTTTACACGAAGATCATCCATTTCAGCAACTTGGTCGCCTGCAGGAGTAACCTTAGGAACGTAAGATAAAGTACCTTCGATAAGTTCAGGAATTACCCAGCCATTGTTTTGACCAGCACATACTAAGGAACGACCATTAGCAAAGTGCATACAGATCAAACGAGCAATAGAATAACCCATAGTTACTGTAATTTGTTTACGAGTATATGGATCAAATACATCGAAGTATTGACAATAAGTCGCAACGTAACGGCTATTACCACCAGTATTTAAAGTCTTAGCATTCTTGATTGCAAGAAGGTTAGTAAGACCTTTAGTACCCATATCACGGAAATAGAATACGTCTTGACGGAAAGAACAAAGGTTTTCAATAGCACGTTTTACAATATGAGGATAGTTAGCATCAACAACAACGTCAATTGGGTTGTTATCGATATCATAGATATCATCATTGAAAGTACCATTGTATACTTTAGCCATTTCTGTAGCATATACCGATGTAGCATCAGTTACACCTTTATAGCCAGAGATTGGAGATGTACCGAAAGTATCACCATTATAACCACCAGTCAATGGATGACCAGCAAAGCTATCAAGTTTAACAGTCGCTACGCCATCATTAGTGGATTCTAGTACTTCAAAGTTTTTGAATACTTCACCTTTCCAAGTACGAGCACCAATGATATCAGATTCACGTAAACGAGTTTCAGATAAGCCAGCAATAGCTGCTACCTTAGCGTAGAATAATTGCATTTGATCTTCATAACCAAAGCATTTAACTTGTTTAGAAGTACGTTTAACTACAGAATCAAAGAATAAGTTGTATCCAGCTTCAACTTCAGAAGGGTTCAAGGAGAATACAATAGATTCTAATGTGTTGCTATTTTCATCGATATCTAATACGTAACGTGCAGATTGTGCAGAACGAGATAATGTAGAATCAAGAGAAATAGTAACGTTCTTTTGAGATACACCACGACCATTGTCTAAGATCAAGAACAATGGGAATTTGTTATCTTTTTTATTTTTGAATTTTTCATAGAAAGCTCTAGAAGTTGCAGCATAGTCATTACCATGAACGTTTTCTTCAGCTTCCAAAGTTTCTACAGAGTAGTTTACTTGACAAACTTTATACATAGCAGCAATGCCATCTACACCAGCTTCGTCTTTAGTATAAGTAGGACGTTGTGCAGGATCAGTAATAGATGCAACATCTACTGCTTTCCAGTATAAGTCTTCAGTTACATAAGAACCATCAGTCTTAGTAATAGGGGATCCAGTCAAAGGATCGAATTTAATACGAGATTCTTGACGGGAAATTTCTTTTACGTGAGCAACTACACCTAGCATAGCCAAACGAGAAGTAGGGTCAACGACACGTTTTGCATAAACGATACCGCCGTTGTTAATTACGTTAGCTGCTTGGAGTAAAGGTTGACCATGACGAGCAAAAGAGATTTCACCATATTGGTCGAAGAAATCGTCGCCTTGCCATTTAGTATATTCTTCAGTCCCTTTGTCCGAAGTAAAACCAGCAAATACAATCGGTTTTGTTGTAGAGTCGGCTATATTCAGAGAGGGAATATAACTTTGGTCTTCAAGAATGATTTTTGTACCAATCATAATCTTTTATTTCCTCCTTAATAGATTTTAAATAATAGTTATAAACGAATCCGATATGGATACTATTTAAACTTTTATTCATATGTTAATTATGGCTATTGCATAAGGATCTTTTCCATAGGTGAATCAACTTTGTTTTTGTTGATTATAGAGTTGATTACCGCATCATCCCAGTTTTCAGATGTCAATGCAGTAAATGCAGAAATATACTTAGGTACCATCTTAATAGATAGTGGTTTATATTTGTGCATATCAGTTTCCTTAGCTAAGCGGAATGGAATTGATTCATCTTTAACAGATCTACATAGTTCAGATACTAAGATACCAAACATCTGTGCAGAAATACCAAAAGATGAACCATTGAATTTAATGGAATCCATTAAGAATGCATGTAACTTATCGTATGCAATTACATTAGGGATATTACCAGTGATCATAAAGATTCTAAACATATTCTCTACATTGGTAATATCCTCAGGAGATCCAGTATTTACTATAACTACATCATCTTTCTTGAACTTCAAGATACGATAATCTACAGGAACTGGAATATTCTTATTCAATACATAGTCTTTAACCTTCTCTATTGAGGAAGGCATTGTAGATATAAGAACTGGATGGTTAAATAACTTAACACCATAGATGGATTTCCCTTTAGAATCAAATACTTCATAGGAGAATAGTCCTAATGTGTTTACATATTCACCAGCTTCTTCAGCATATTTCATATGCCCATCATTTCTAAAATAATTCTCAGGGATGTAGAAAACTAGTTCTCCATCGCCTTTAAATATAAGGGAAGTTCCTTCTTCTTTAAGGAATGCTCCCACATTCTTCATACCCATAGTAACCTCCTATAGAGTAATAATTGTCTTATACTCTAATGTTTAGGGGTAATAAAATTACTGGATTTATTTATTCTCCAATGCAGTTAAACGATCAGTAATAGCTTTAAGCTTTTCATCCATAGTAACTTTATTATAGATAGCAGAGTTATAGTGTGCTGTAGTCAATACAGTATAAGAGTTAGCACCATTATAGTGCTTTAATTCTTTACCGATTACTGTGGTGATAGATCTCTTATCACCAAGCTCTAGGTTATCATTCTTATTGATCTTAGCAATTACACGGACATCATTGGTTGTAGTTTTACCATGATATCCAACTTGGTTACCTAAAGTAATACCATTATTAAGAAAATCATTATTAATGTGATTATAGTAAGACCTTTTAGCAGAATACTTATAAATACGAACGTAATCGTGAGAATTGGCACACATATAAATATCCCCGTTAACGTAAGTAAAGTCTTCGATTTCACAATATGGCTCCATTTCAATTTCTCTAATAACTTTGAATTGATTACCAATTAAACGGCATTCAATCAAACGTCTAGTAACTGCAAAGATGATAGTATCTCCATTGAAGAATGCACCATTAGAATCTACATTAGTTTCATCTACTTTCACGATATACTCAGCCTTAGTAGTCATAGTATTATCAGCATATACCCTAACTTTACGGGATTTACTATCAGCTCCAGGGACTATAGATACGTATCTACCAGAACCAGATATATCTTTACCGATATTGAAACACTTTTCTGGATAGTCATTAAACTCACCTAATACAAGTTCATCTAAATGATTGCGGTTAATATTATAAATACGTGTACCATTAGCAGCGCCATTAGTAGCTCTAATGATCTCACCATCCATAAATAATGTATTAACATGACCAAGTTTATCTATACCCTCAAAGTCAGTAAACTTAACTACATTCATATCCATATCTAACTCATAGATACGTTGCTTAGAGTTATCAGCATTACAACATGCTAAAATGAATCTTTTACTTGTCGGATCATAGGTAAATCCCTGACATTGATTAACCACAGTCTTATCAATATCAATAGTTTTTACAAAAGTAATGTTTGTTTGATCTGCTAAAGTTGCAGGTCTTTGAGCATTAATATCAGCACCAATATGTCTGAAGGATTTTTTAAGAAGCTCAGTGAAGTCTTTTGTATTTTTCATAATAAATTCTCCTTTCATTATTATATTGTAAAAAGAAACCCAGAAGAGGTTAATCCTCTTCTGGGAATATTATTAGATAGCATTCAATTCATAACCTGGGTTAACGTAAACTTGAGGTTCTTTACCATTATTTCTAGCTTCAGCATATTCTGTAGGATAGATTTCTTCAAGTGTAAGACTATCATCAGTAGTAGAACCTACAGGTTCCCAAGCTTTATTAGAATAGTTATATTTCTTAGTTTCATCTAAGTTATATAATGGAATTCTATATTTACAGAATTCATAAGTGCCTAAACCAGGATGATCTTCTGGGCATAATACATGAACGTATTTGTCATAGTATTTAGCCAATTCATCAGTAGATGCAGGTCCTAATACATATTCATAGGAATTAACTGTAGTATTATATAATTTAGATTTAGCATTATGAATAGTAGTTTCATTATCAATGATAAACTTCATCGGTGTAGATGGAACTTCTGGTTTATCATATGCTGGATCCACTACTAAATATATTAATCCATATCCAAGTAATAATTCTAGTTCACCTTTACGGTCAGAATCAGATGTGATTAATACTCTTTTAATATTTTTATTATATACTAATGGAGCTTTAGATGTATAGATATATTCTAAATCTAAACCACTAGTATTTAAAAATTTAGTATTATATGGAGATGCAATCAAATTAGCAGCATTAGCTACTGGGCTATATGTAACACCATCTTGATTTTTATCATATCCACTACCATCTAATTGTAGAGTAATACCATTAAATGTAACAGGGTTACCATATGGATCAGCAGCACAAATACCAAGTAATGGTAGATTATATTTTACTGAATCATCTATAATATCAGTAAATCTAAACTTAACTTCATTTTCACCGATAATTTTACCACTGCCGTCAGGTCTAGAGTTTCTATTGAATTTGATAACATCTTCATCCATATAAATGATTGGGAATCCTTCAAATACTGCAGGTTGATTATAGTCATCAAATTTAAATAGATCGCCTGAAATAGGTACAATATCACCAAAGTATGCATAACCTGGTTTAATAGTTAATTTAGCTAATGCATCTTTTTTGCTTTTCTTGAGTTTATCAGTGTACTCTTTATAATTAATAGGTCTATTATTTAATATCCCCATTACATATGACCCACCGAAGTAAGCATTTCTATCTTTAATTAGTTTCAATGATGCTTCAAAATCAAGATATGTACTTGCATCTACAAATGTTTTTGTTTTAGGGTCATATTTTTTAGTACCATCCATATTATAGATTTCAAATAATCTTAAAATACCACCCAAGTTTGCATCTTCATTCAATTTAAGAATATTTACAGGATCGTCTTCAGTTCTAATTTGAACATTAGCTGCTAGCATAATGTTCTCACCAGGGCTATTAAGATATACCAATTCAGCTAACCCTTCATATCTACCAGTTATACCACTATATGATACATTAAATTCTGGTAATTTAATGATATGAGCATTGCTGTCATCTCTAAAGCTATAATATGTCTCATCTGCACTTTCATAGCCATTATGACCAGCAATTTCTGTAAAATAGAATACTGAGTCTAAATCAATGACTAATTCTCTACAAGTAAGATCTATATTTCTACCTTTATTTGATAAGGAGAAGTGGAATTTATCAGTATTGATTTTTGTAATAAGAGTATCCTGCTCTTCTCCATCTTTTCTATAGTATAATTTTGTATTGAAGTTAGGGAATACAAATTCATTAACTTCTAATGTATCACCAGACATATTAGATTTATCTAAATGAATATCAGTTGTATATACGGTAGTGATTTCTTGGCTGATACATTTTTTACCTACATAGGTCTTATATAGTGGTTTTAAGATAGTATTATAAATATCCGTAACAGGCTCAGCAGTTTTAATTACTAAGTTAGCATTACCTTTAGTTCTATATAAATCATTAGTCACTTCAGCAGAAGGGAAATCAATATCTATAGTTTTACCAGCTGGAATAACATATTCATCTGTAGCTAGTAATACAGAGTTAACGGAATTCAATTCCTCACTATCAGTATTATAGATAAATCCGCCAGCTAGTGTATTCTTACCATTATTAAAGCCTTCTAATACTTTAGATTTTTTAATACCAGTAGGAACTTTATTAATTTCAGTAGCTAATGTGGAAGTCGAATTAGACTCCGGGGTTACATTATTAGATTTTAAAGCTTGCTTTGCATCTCTAATATCAGATGCAATACTTTCAAGAGTTTGAATGACTTGATTAACAGTATCAGACATTGGTTACCTCCTTTAATTTATTTAATTATAAGTGATCGTATTCTTCCATATTATTATCATTACCAGACGGTTCTGTAGGGAATCCTTGATTATTCTGGAATACTTCTAAATAATCACCACGTTCTGAAATAGCGTCAGGATATAAATCTTCCATAGGAGTACTATCATCTGTTAATACATTAACAGACTCCCATTTCTTTTTAGAATAGTTATATTTCTTAGTTTCAGCTAAGTTATATAATGGTAATCTAAATTTACAGAAGTCGTATTTACCTAGACCAGGATGATCTTCTGGTGCTAATACATGAACGTATTTATCCACATATTTTGCCATTTCATCTGTAGTGTATGGTCCTAAAATGACTGTAGCACCATTACGGGTAACTTTAGATTGGTAAGTTTTAGATTTAGACGCTTCAATAGTAGAATCTTTATCTAATATATACTTCATTGGTGTAGCAGGCTTTTCAGGTACTTTCGTCGCATCAAATGTTTGATATATCATACCATACCCTAATAGAGATTTCAATACGCCACGTTTTTTACCATCAGATACAATTTTGATACTTTTAATATTTTCATTGTATACTAATGGAGCTGCATTAGTTTTGATATTTTCAATTAATCCATTATTATTACCAGACAACATATCAGGATCTGCATTATTATATAACTTAACGTCATAATGAGACACCAATGTATTTACTGCATTTTTAAGAACAGTATATTTTACTCCATTCTCACGTACTGTATCTACGTTTACATATAGTCTAATTCCACCATATCCAATGGTATCAGAACTATAGAATGCACAGTTTGTAATGAACGGATATACATCAGCTCTTTGTTTTGAATATTCATCAGCAAAATCAAAACTTGTGTTATTATATACATTAATAGCGTCTCTAGAATTAGAGTATTTAGCTAATCGGAGAGCACCTTCCAATAGCTTAAGCATTGGGAAGTTTTGATAGTATGAGACATATGCGCTTTCATCATATCTAATCAATTCTGGCTCAATAGAGTTGCCAATCATGTAATATACATATCCTTTATTTACATTGAGTCCTTGCACCACAGCTTTAGTACTTTTTTCTAATTTAGCCATGTACTCTTTATAGTTTAGAGCTTTCTTACCATTCTCATCAAGCATCATGACATTATTAGTATTCTTATAATATTCAGTTGCATCGATCATATTATCGTCTATAGTATACCCAGGTGATGTAACATATCCACTTGTTGATGCATCTTCAAATGCCTTCGTTATAGGATTATAGATCTTAGTACCATCCATATTATAAACTTTAACTAGACGTAAGATATTTGCAATATGTTTAGGATCTTCTAATAAAGTTTTATTAGTGTCATTTTCTTCTGTACGGATTTGTACATTATAAGCATGCTCAATGTTAGCATCTAAGCTAAGACCATTATAAGCATAATCTATACCAGCATATTCTACGTTGAATTCTGGTAAGTAGATAATATGATTGTCAGTATCATCACGGTGATTATAGTATTCTAGTACTTCAGCACCAGCATCTATCATATAATGATAACCATCATGACCAGAAATTTCTTTTTTAATAATTTGAGTAGCGAAGTCTAAATCTACAATCAGTTTATTACATTTAATATTAATATCTTTACCACGATAATTTAAAGAGAAATGGAATCTATCGATTTCAAAGTTAGTAATCAATGTACCCTCTTTGTCGTCATCATTCTTAGCTGCATAGAAGTTTGTATTGAAAGATGGAAATACGAATTCACTAAATTTATACACACCATTCTCTACAGTAAGATTTCCTTTCTTCAATAAGACTTTAATCATACGGATATCTACTTGCGTATTTGTAGAGTCATTATAGTCATATGTAAGACTATGCTTTAAATAAGTCCTATATAAAGCATTTAAAACTGTATAATATAATTCAGACATTCTACCGTTGTATCTAAATTTGATTATATTATCATATCCAGTACCACTAGTAATACTTGCAGTTGGGAAAGTCAGATTCAAATACTTACCTGTAGGTACTTCATACTCATCTGCTTTAGCTACAGTAGTATTGCTATCATTTAATTCATTAACACTTTCACTATTTGGGTAGATAAATCCACCCTTAAGAGTATTTTGTCCACCATTGAATCCTTCTAATGAATTAGAAGCTTTGATGGAATCTGGAACACTATTAATTTCATCAGCTAATGAAATAGTCGCATTGGACTTTAGTGTTACATTATTAGCCTTTAGGGCATTTTTTGCTTTGGTGATATCCTTAATGATATTCTCAAGAGTCTCAACGATTTGATGATTATCCATAAGGTTCTCCTTATAAAAATAAAATTACAATTTTCCTCACAATATTTTTTAGCTAAATCTTAAACTATCAAGTAGTACGTCATCTGGATACAAGTTTCTAGTACGTACTGTATCTAGAGTAGTAGCTCCTATAGGTTCCCATACCTTCTTAGAGTAGTTATACTTCTTAGTCTCATCTAAATTATATAATGGCAATCTGAATTTATTAAATTCATAAGTACCTAACTTAGTATGATTCTCTGGGCATAGAATGCGAATATATTTTTCAAATCTAGTAAAATCACTATCTGCATCAAATACAGGAGTTTGTCCATTAAACTTCCCGGTACAATATTTTCCTGGGTATGGTTCAATAATAGTATCTTTATCGATAATATATTTCATTGGAGCTGCAGGTTCACCTGGAGTTATAGGTTCATCCTCATCATCATATCCTTTAGGATAAGCGTATGGGTATGTGTAGTTTAAACTAATTAATGGATATATAACACCATTTTTCTCTAATGCTTGAGTTCCCATATCATACTGAGATTGTACCCTAACTGTTTTAATATTTTTATTATACATGATAGGAGCTTTGTATGCAAATACTTTATCAATAAGTGTACCATCTTTAGTATAGAATTCTGTATCAAATGGAGATATAAGAAGTCTAGCACTATCATTCATAATGATATATTTACCATCTGAATAGGTTAGAGTGCCTAAAGGATCGTTGCTATCCCAATTATCACAGTATAAAGATATACCATTAAATTTAGGAGGGCTACCACCTTTTGTAAATCCGCCTAATGGAGTTGTATAACCTTTATCTAGTAAATTTTCACTAAATTTAAATTTAAGACGTTTACTACAATTCAAATTAGTATCTGAGAATTCACTATAATTTGGAACTAATATATCCGAGCATTGCATTAGTGGGAAGTTTTCAAATACATCCGGGATATTCATTCCAAATGAAATATTATCAATAACATCATCACTGCCTGTACTATACATATAGTCATCATATCCAGGAGTTTTAACAACTTTAATACTCTTGAAACAAGATTGTCTATCTGTTCTAGATCTAAGTAATATAGCATTATATGATACATATTGTTTGATAGCAGCATCATATATACCTAGACCATTATTAGAATATCTATCTATATATGCGTTTTTATTAGACGGTATATCTGCTCCTTCTATTTTAGCATTTACATCACTACTAAAAGTACTATTGACTGGATTAAACACTTTAGTTCCATCTGCATTAAATATTTTAAGATATGGGAAAATATTAAATTTAACTAAATCAGGTTTTAGCTTCTCAATATTCTCTTGAGTCTCATTAACCCTAATTTGAATATTATCAGCTGGTTGTAAATATGCAGTAGATCCAAGTTTAGTATATTCAATAGGAGCTAATCTTAAAAATGATGGATTTGTAGTTGCATACGCAAATGGGTAATAAGTTATATTAACCTTTGGCATATTAATAATATAACAATCCTTATTATTAAGATTTCTATTAAAATTACCAGGCATAGATGAACGTTGTTTTTTCTTATCAATCATTGATTGCAAGTTGAAAACAGATACATTTAGAGAATCACAAATAATATCAACATTTTTTTGTTGATATGTCAATGTAAAATAGAATATCTTGCACTTAAACTTTGTAATCTTAACTTCAGAACCATCTGGTTGTCTTACATAGAATTCGCTATTATAGCATGGGAATAGTAATCTATCAAAAGTATAGTAACCATTCTCATCAGGTTTATAGAATTCACTACTAAGAACAATCTTTAACCCATAAGGTCTAGCACTTTTCTTATTTTCTAATAAACCATCAATATATTCTGCATTCAGATATAATAGAAATTCTAAGATATCTTGATTATCATTATAGATCTTGAAGATATTAAAGAATGTCATATTATTATCTGGATATTGTTCTCCAACATAAGTTTTAAGATTTGCTAAATACCCTGGGAATTTCATAGCAAATCTCATTCCTCTAGGGATTGTATATTCCCTTGCATTTACTGGTACACAGTTTGTACTATCAAGTTTAGTGGTAACATTTGAAGAATAAATAAATCCATTCTTCATGGTTAGAGTACCATTGTTAAATCCTTCTAATATAGGTGATGCTTTAATAGCTGCTGGTAACTTGCCAATTTCAGTAGCTAAAGTTTTTGTGGTACTGGAATCCAGTACCACATTATTTTGTGTGAGAGTAGACTTAGCATTACTAATATCATTGGCAATACCTTCAAGGGATTGTATGATTTGATTAGCCGTTTCTGTCATGACTATTCTCCTCTAATTTGTTTTAACTTTTCATTAATTGCATTCAAAGTAGCATTCAATTCTTCTTTAGTTACTAATGTAGAAGTATCTACAGTTGGAGCTGGAATAGCTGCAATTGCTGCTTGCATTTCAGTCTTAGTTGGATAATCACCCAATTTAGTAGTTAATGCAGCAGTTGTTGTATAATCACCTAATTTGGTAGTTAAATCTGCAGTTGTTGTATAATCACCTAATTTGGTAGTTAATGCAGCATTTGTAGTATATGCTTCTAAATCAGTTTTCTTAGGGAATAACTTATCAAACTCACCACGGTTATATAAGTTACCAAGTTTAGCTTGTTGATATTTAGTTACGAAGTAGTGATTATCATCTTGAGTAATATTAGCAGCTGGAATAGCTTTGATTTCTTCTTTAGTAGCTAAGGAAGATGTATCAATTTCTCCAGTGTTAGCTTTAACCCACTCAGAACCAGTCCAGAATACAGGTGCACCTAGGGTAGTGTCAAAATACGTTTGACCAACAACAAGGTGCTCAGTTGGACGGTTTTCGGTACTCCCAGAATGAATAATTGGCACAGTTGCATATGTCATGTTTTTCATTCTATTAACTTTTCTAGGTTCAATAGAAAGTGCATGCATGAATACAGAGTTGCTAGGATCAGTATCAGGTGCAAACTTATATGGGTTAGCTACACCTTGTTTAGTTTCAGGGTTAGCAGATACTGTGAATGTCTTAGCATCTTCATTAATTTCTTTGATCTCAAAATCAACGCCAATATAAGTATCTTTTACAACAGAACCTACATTAGGAACTTTACCTTTTAATGTACCATTAGTCCATGTTGGTAGTTCAGTAAATGTAATAGTATAAGTTTTATCTTCTGTATTATAAGCAACGCTAGTAATTTTTTCTTTAGTAAAATTACTAGAAGTAGCATGCTCATATGTAGATACATATGCAAAGTGACCATATTTATTTGGATCTACTTCAGTAAAGATATCACCTTTAACACCAGCAGTATTTTCAGAGTAATCTGTACCTTTACCTTGGAGTGGAGTACCTTCAGAGGATGCGATATAAATAGCACCTAATTTACTACCATTAGCTTGGTCAGTACCATTCATATTACGATCTGCACCAATATATGGTCTAGAGATAAATTGTGTATTCTTAGTATTATAACTTTCAAGCATATAGCCAGATTTATCATATACCAAGTTAACACCTTTATCTTTGAAGAATTTTAAGGTTGCAGTTTCTGTAACACCATGAATTGATAATGGAATCATAGTATCAAAGAATGCAAAGTAATCAATTTTACTAAGTGCTTCTGCAAAGTTAGCATCAAAGTTATCAAATGTTACATTAGAGACATTAAGAAGGGATACTTCACTATCTACAGAAGATAAAGAGATAAACGATGGTACAACTGTGTTTTGTGCTCGTTCAATATTAAAAGGTTTTAAATCTAATCTAATATCAGAAACTGTAGCACCAGCTGTACAATTGATGGTTAAAATATCATTTAGAGTTCCTAAATCATAGTAACCTTTATAAGATAAGTTAGATAAATTATAGCATGTTAAGTTAACTGCGTTGCCAACTTCTTTAGCAATTTCTTCATTATCGTATACAATGTCAATATTCTTAATGGAAGCTTTAATAGAAATGGAGACATTGTTTTTACAGTTCTTAGTAAGAATATTCTCAATTTTATTATTATTAGAGTATTGACCATTCATCTCAATGGAATATTCCATATTCTCAATAGAGATATTTCTAATTTCAGAATCAAAGAAACTGCAGCTTGTATAGATTGCATAATAGCCACCATTATACTGCATATTGGTACATTCAAAGTTATAGAACTTGTAGTTATAAGCATTGAATCCTTCATCAGAGTCTTGAGTGAAGAATATACCAAAGATAGATTGGGATGCCATTTGACTTCCTTCAGCTGGTAACTCAAGGTTGTTTACTGTAAAACCATCAATTTTTACATTATAGCCACGAGTTTGAGTAAAGCTTTCAGGACGTAATTCTAAACCAGTATAATTACCTTCACGGTTACCATGGAATTCAAGAATAGTTTTATATCTATTTTGAGCATGGATATTAAGGTATTTATGACGATCGCCTGGAATGAATATAGAAACTTTATTAGAAATTTTATATGTACCATCTGGGAAGATTACTTCTGTATAGTTCTCATCACGTACTTTTCTAAAAAGTTCATTTAACTTTTCAGTTACGTCTGTAGCACCAGTATTATCAATACCGAAGTCTAATACGTTAATAATTTTGCCAGCAAATACTTTAGATTCAATATTTCTAATATCAGAACCTACTTTGCGGGCAAGAGGTTTAAGAGTTTTCTCAATAGCTTTTTTAAATTCAGCCATGTCAAAATTTCTCCTTTCAAAAATTTAAATAAAGGAGAGATGATCGTAATGATCATCTCTCATTAGTATTACTTTATTGTATATTAAATTGTCAGTTATTAAAGACCTATTGTTGAGGGCTTTCTGTACCAGCTACAGGAGCTGCAGCTTCAGTTTCGCCTCGTTTACCTGCTTCATATTCGGCAACTAAATCAAGTGTACTGAAATCTAAAGCTTCTTCTTTAACATAACCTGTCAAATCAGGAGCAGCAGCAGTGATTACGCCTTCTCCAGAGATAGAAATGCCAGGACCAGCAGTTAATTTAGGTTGAACTTCTGCTGCTTTTGCATAGTCTGCTAAAGTAGTAGTCAAAGATGCAGTAGTTGCATAGTCACCTAATTTAGTAGTTAATGCTGCAGTAGTAGTATAATCAGCTAGTTTAGTATCTACAGCTGTAAGTGTAGAGTAATCAGCCAATTTAGTATCTACGGAAGTAGTTGTAGCATAATCACCTAATTTAGTAGTTAATGCTGTAGTAGTAGTATAATCAGCTAGTTTAGTATCTACGGAAGTAGTTGTAGCATAGTCGGCTAATTTAGTATTTAAAGCTTCTTCTTTAACTAAACCAGCAACTTTACCATCAACCAATGTAGTAATTTGCTCTGTAGTGGAATATGCGCTAAGATCAGGGGCTTGGTTAGGAGCCGTAGCGGAGATTACACCTTCTTCAGAGATTTGGATATTAAGACCAGCTTGAAGTTTATCTTGCTTGCCTTCTTTTAATTTTTTAATATCGACACCAACCGCTCTCGCAAATGGTGCTAATACTTTTTTCAATTGGGCTTGTACAGAAAGAGCCATTATTGAATTCTCCTTTCAAAATATTATTCTAACGAGTAAACATATTGCTCGCTACTAGTATGTTTCGAGAAACTAGTAGCGAGAATATTTCTTAAAATTAGTTAGCGCCTTCGTTGTATGCATCAAGCATCAAGTTAGGATCTAATTCTTCTTCCTCTTCTTCGCTTGCTTTAGGAGGAGCAGCTGGAGTAGGAGCAGGTGTTGCTGGAGCAGCAGGTTGAGCTACAGGAGTTGTAGTTGCAGAAGATGCTTCTGTACTAGGAGTTGCAGCTGGAGTAGACGCTACAGGTTGAGTTTCGCTAGCAGCTGGAGCTACAGGTGCAGTTTCAGTACCAGTAGTTACAGCAGGAGCTGGAGACTCAGTATGAGTTTCTGTATTAGCTACAGGTGCTGCAGGTTGAGCTGTTTCGGAACCAGTTGTTACTGCTGAAGACTCAGTATGAGTTTCCTCAGTGGTGCCTGTTGCAGGAGCAGGTGTAGCTTCAGTGTGAGTTTCTTCACTTGTCACAGGAGCCGCAGGAGTACCTTCAGTACCAGTTGTTACAGCTGGAGATTCAGTATGGGTTTCTTCACTAGCTACAGGAGCAGTTTCTGTATGTGTTTCAGAACCAGTTGTTACAGCTGGAGTACCTTCAGTGTGAGTTTCTTCTTCACTTGCTACAGGAGCAGCTGGAGACTCAGTATGAGTTTCAGAACCAGTGTTTACTACAGGAGTTTCAGAATGAGTTTCTTCACTAGCTACAGGAGCTGTTTCAGTACCAGTTGTTACAGCAGGAGTACCTTCAGTAGATACAGGAGCAGCTGGTTGTTCAGTTGTACCAGTAACTGCAGGAGCAGATGTAGTTTCAGAAGCAGTATTTACTGCAGGGGACTCAGTGTGAGTTTCTTCACTAGCCGCAGGTTGTGCAGTTTCGGAACCAGTAGTAACAGCAGGAGCTGGGGACTCTGTATGAGCTTCTTCAGTAGAGCCAGTAGATGGAACTTCAGTGTGAGTTTCTTCATTAGCCACAGGAGCTGCAGGTTGTTCTGTAGTAGTGTTAGAAGAAGTTTCAGTATGAGTTTCCTCAGTTGTACCAGTAGTTACAGCAGGAGTGCCTTCAGTACTAGTAGTAGCTGGTGACTCAGTATGAGTTTCTTCAGTTGTAGCTACAGGTGCTGCAGGTTGAGCTGTTTCGGAACCAGTTGTTACTGCAGGTTGTTCTGTATGAGTTTCTTCACCAGTGGCAGGGTGAACTGCAGGAGTACCTTCAGTACCAGTTGTTACAGCTGGAGCTGGAGATTCTGTATGAGTTTCACCAGTAGTAGGTTGATTTACTACAGGAGCTGCAGGTTGTTCAGTATTACCAGTTGTTGGAGCAGCTGGAGTATTGCCTGTTTGATCTGCTGGTTTAGGTTTATTTTCACCAGTAGCACCATTATATGCATCAACCATGAAGTTAGGATCTAATTCTTCATCTTCATGATGTTCAGTATTACCTGTAGATGGTTGAGGATTTGCAGGTGTTTCAGTATGAGTTTCACCTGTAGTAGGAGCAGCTGGTTGAGCTGTTTCAGAACCAGTATTCACAGCTGGAGTACCTGTTTCAGTATTACCTGTAGTAGGGTTAGCTGGAGTTACGGTGGAATTTTCACCTTCGGTTGTACCAGTGGAAGGAGCCTCAGTATGAGTTTCTTCACCAGTAGTTGGATTTGCAGGTTGCTCTGTATGAGTTTCTTCAGGTTTATTAGGTTGAGCTTCATCATGTTTAGGCTCCTCTGTTTTACCGTTTTCATATGCATTAACGATATCTTTACCTAATTTGTCATCATGCTTATCTTCTGCAGTTGCAGTATAAGTAAGACCAGAAATTAACCAACCAGCACGAGCTGCACCGTCAGCAATAGCTTTAAGGTTACCAGCAACAGTTGCACTTCTGAAACGAACTTCTTTATCTTCATCTGGACCATTATCGCTCATAGCAGCCAATACCGATGTAACAGAATCTTCATCTAATGGGCAGTTAGTCAAATCAAGACCAGTATTTAATTTACCAGATAAACGAAGAGTGCTTAATGCAGTAGCATCTTTAAACATATCTTTTGTTGTAGTCAAAGAGCCTACATTCAATTTCAATGCTTTCAATGCTTGACAGCCTTTAAACATAGCTTCAGCATTTTGTAAACCAGGAGTCTTGATTTCAACTTGTTCCAATTTGGAACAACCTTCAAACATACCTTTTGCAGATGCTAAGTTTTCAGAAGTAGTCAATTGAACTTGAGTTAAGTTTTGGTTATCTCTAAACATATAGTTTGCAGATTTAACTTTAGCCAAGTTCAATGGAGCTAATTCGTTCAATGCCAAAGCACCATCAAACATATAATCTGTGTATTCAGTATCATCAGTATTTAAGTTATTATCCAACTTAGTTAATGTAGCATATTCTTTAGGGTATGCAACTTTAAGGAAGTTGTAAGCATTCTTAGATACTTTAATGAAGTTAGCTGCAGAATCTTGACTCAATTCAGAATCTTCGATTACACCAGCTGGTTTTAAACCACGGATGTTACGAACGTCAATGGAAAGAAGTTGGTTTTTGAAGTCAATAGATGCATCAAATTTAACAACGATTTTTTCATCACGTTGAATTACGCCATTAGCGGAGTAAGTAGAAAGACCAATGTGTTTATTAGTCCAATACTCGAAGTTACGTACTTTACCAGCAGCACGTTTCAATTCGCCATCTTTTACATAATCGATTTCCCAGATTTCTTTAGCACCTTCAGAGAGAAGAACTTTATAGTTATCATCTGGATTAGAGAATACGAAAGAGATTAATAAGGAACGGCGAATCTCAGCTTTAATGTCAACCATATTAGCTTTAGGACAAGCACGTTTATTATCACCGCTAGCGGTAGAATAAGGGTTACAATTGGTAGGGTCAATTACATTATCAATTGCCATTTAGTTACCTCCATTTATAAAAATATTATATTAAATTACCATAATGTTGAAAAATATTGAGGAAGGTCATTAAGACCTTCCTCTAGATATTTTTATTTACTGTTAGGAGACCATTTTTGAGCCATAAGAGCTTCAATAATACGGTCAGTAGATGTTTTAACACCAAGGGAGTTAGCAGAGTTAAGGGAATGACCTACACGAGCTTGTTTCATAGCACGGTTAGCAGTGTATTTTTCAAGCAAGTTTTTAGGTAAGTTCATAATCTTACGAGCTGCCATTTGACGTTGTTCAGATTCAGTCAATTCTGGATCTTCATGGAAGTAGTCAGTTGCTACATCAAGAAGTTCAGTGTATTTGTAAATCATTTCTGTATATACAGATTGATATTTACGACCGAATGTACGAGTATCAGAGATGATACGACCATCTAATGCAATTACTGTAGAACCATCAGCAAAGTTGAATGTGAATTTATGAGAACCAACTTCTTTAGATTCAGTAATAGCAATCTTATTAGTATTTTCAACTTCTTTACCATTTTCATCTGTAGTTTTCTTATCAACAGATTCAAGGATTTTAGCTTTCAATACATCAGAGAAGTCTTCATAAGGTTTTTCTGGTTCTGCGGAACGACCATCAGAAACCATTTTACCAGCTTTGTCGAATTTAACTACAGCATCATCAGAGTAAACGATTTCGATAAAACCTTCTTTATCGATTTTAGCTTCTTTGATTTGAGTTTTAGTCAAACGTACAACAGCAGCTTGGTATTCTTTAACGATTTCAGGATGCTCAGCAATTACATCTTCAGGGCGTTGTACTATATAGTAGCCAGAACCTTTAAGAGAGTTATAATCTTCAGCATCACCATGAAGGTTACCTTCATCATCAACTAATACTTCGATTGCAGTAGCACGACGATCTTCTACTTCAACGTTTTCAGTTGGACCATAAGTGATTTTAATAGCAACTGCAGTTTCTTGAACTTCAGATTCCATTAAGCCACCCAATTTACCAGGAACGTAGCAACGTTCATCTAATGTTTTACCTTGAGCTTTAGCTACATCGAATGGGGATACATATTTGTATTTGTCAGTTTTCAATACTTTTTTAACTGTTTCATCAGTATGATCAAAAGCATTGCGAACAAAGTTTAAAACTGTACCATCTGTATATGTGACAGTACCAGTACCCTTTTTATCAGCATCTTCTCGGAATACACCATCAATCTTATTTACAGGAGCAGAATCTGCTGCAGTAGTAGGCTGAGTAGCAGTATTACCAAGTACTTCATTATCAGGCATAATACTTTCTCCTTTTAGAAAAAATAGAATTATAAAATAATGACCCCAATGGTTTTTCACCATTGGGGTAAACCATTATTCATATGTCTATAATTATTTTCTACGTTTTTTAGTTTTAGGAGCTTTAGGTTCTGCAGCTTTTGCTTTTAGACCATTTTCATAAGCTTTAAAACCAGTGGAGATAGTAGAGCATAAACGTTGATAGTTAAATGCTACTTCTTGGAAGATACCAGATACTTCTTTCTTAGTCTTCATAGAATGAAGAGCGCCACTTAAGAGAAGCATCATTGTATACAAACGCATCATTTGAATTTTATCACTGAAGTTAGTTGTAACTACAAGAAGTTCCATTAAGATGGAGAAGATATTAATTGATTCAACTTCGAAAGAAGTGAATTCAGAGATAGAATCCATGAATACACCTACATTGATATTCTTAATATTAAGACGTACCAATGCATTATGAATAGCATCAACGTTACGTTGTTGATGTTTAAATGCTTTACCTACGTTGAGGTAAGATGGTTTATCATTCAATGCTTTATATAAGAAATCATATTCTTTAGCATCATTATTAGCATTCAATACATTGATGCAATGCTCATGAACTTCTTGATTATCTGTAGAATCCATAATACGATTCATTTCAGTAATACGATTTTCATAAGTTTCTGCAATGTAATCTTCTAATAGTTTAGATACTTCCTTAGTTTCTTCAAGATCATTAACTTTCTTAATAGCATCATTAACAAAGTCACGACCTTTATCCATGAATGCATTACCACAGATTTCACGAATGAAACCTTCAATGAAGAATTTATAGATTGTAGCATCATTAGTATTGACACCAAGTTTGTTAGCTTGAACTAAAAGCTCTTGTTTAGCTTGAGGTCCTAAAATCATTAAGATATCAGATTGTGGATCATTTTGAAGAGAAGCATATGTATGAATAATATCTTGATATACTTCATCAGACAACTCAATATCTTTAAAGTCTTCAGACTCAGCTTGTTGAGCTTTAACATCTTCTACAGTAATATCAATAGTATCGAATTTGTTTAGGATTTCTTCCAATTCTTTACTATCGATAGGACTTTCGACATCTTCGGAATTTCCATCGGTGCTAACAACTCTGCTTGAGATTTTAACTTTAGAAGCGTTTCCTTCATGTCCGCTCTCAACTGTTGTTTCGTTGGAGGGAAAGTCGGCTTCAGCCTTATCCTCCTCAGGTAATACTTCTACTTTTTCCATCTTTTCGATTTCTTCTACAGTAGGAATAGTCTCTGGGGCGATAGGTTGAATAGTTTCACCTTCAGGGAATTTAGCCATATCTTCTTCAGATACAGTTTCCAATTCATTGATTTCAGTTTCAGTTAAACCCTCAGCATCTTTAGCTAAGTTTTTTACAAATTTAATGTCGTCTTTAGCAGTTGTCATTAGAATTCTCCTCATCTTCTTCTAAAATTATATCATGATCAAAAGCTGTAGCTTCTGTCATATTTGATTCATCAATCTTTTCACCAGGTCTATATATAGGTCTAGTAAAGTCTCTAGTAATAGTAATTTCTTTCTTTTCCATGATTAACCTAACCCTTGGATACGAAGACGTATCTCAGTAATATACTCAGGTAAGAAGTTTTCATTAGATAGAATAACTCTCATAAAATCATTATAGATATTTATATTCTCTCCAAAGTTACTTACAATCAAATCAACCATAGGTTGTTGATAGCAACTTTGAAGAAGATCAATCATATTGATTTCCAATGTAGCGACATATTGGAGTACTTGTGGTAAGTTAGCATTAATGACAGCTAACTTAGTATTCTCCATAGTCTTACGATTGTAGATAGTAGAACTATCTTTATTCTTTTTAGATTCTTCTAGCTCTAAAGCAGAGTAGATAGAGTCTTGTTCTCTAACGATCAATCCGATAACGAAATCGACCATATGCTTATTAAAGCTACAGACTAAGAAGTCATATAATGTAGCTGCAGCAAGATAAATATTGTCATCCGTCATAGTATCGAATGACATATTACATGAATTGCAGATAATATCGATGATATTCCGATATGTGTCTCCTTCTACTGCATTAGTATTTTCGACATCCATTGGGAAGTTTGCACGGATATTATCAAAGTTAGATTTAAATGTGTTTACAATATTAGGTTTTGGTATAATAGCAAACTCGTAACGTTTACTGATCTGATCAGAGATCACATCATAAATATAATCACTACTAAAATTTGCTAAGATTTCAGATAACTGATGCTCATTGGCTAACTCATAGCCACTTGCTGTACTATATCCGAACATAGCTCCTCCTTACAAAAATAGATTTGTATAAATTTACTATATTGTAACTAGATAAATAATTTTTAAACTTTATCATAAAATTTTGCAAGGTTACCAGATATATGACTCTTGACGTTTGGGTCATCTAAACTATAGATAGAAGTAAATGCTGATGGATCTAATTCTCCTTCAGTCTCATTACGTATCTGATCTATTGCATCTTTAGTCATATTATATTTATAAGCATAAGCTTTTAAGAATTCAGGATTTCTAAATGCTTCTTTAAGAGCTGCATCTTCTTTAGCTCTCTCAGCTTTCTCCCATTCTTGGTAAGTAATACCATGAGCTTTAATCATGGCTTTATATTTATCCATCGGAGTAATCTCTTCAGGATTATCTTTATTCATTTCCTGTTGAACTTGATGAATCTCATCATAGATTTCAACAGTCTCTGTTCCAACATCGAATACTACATCATCAACATCATTATCAGTCTTGATACCTTGCTTTGTAATACCGAAGTTTTCTTTAAGATTCTTACCTTCATACCATACATATAATGCCATGAGATAAGAGAAAGTTAAATCGTCATGTGTATTAGCAGAGTGCTCTATCTTACCATTACGTTTAACTTCTAAACCAATAAATTCATCATAAAGTTGTTTAGTAACAAACTTATCTTTATGATTATCCATACGTTCTCTTAAAATTTCCATTAAGAGTTCACGTACATTCTTAGTTGAATCAAGACCAAATACTTTAACTAAAGCCTTAGTCTTCTTAATTGCCCCAGGACCTTCAAAACGTTCTTCGAGAATCTTTTCTTTATGCTCGAAGTATAAGTTCTTAGAGATACCTGCCTTTTTAAGTAATGCAATAACTGACGCCCCGAACCCGACTGTATTTAGATATAGACGCTACTCTATCCCCGTGCGTTCTGGCATCCACTCCCATTACAGGACGTGTCTAGATCATTTGTCATCCTCCAACTTTACTTGCTGAGGCTAGAATTTTTCTTCCGCCAATCGCTTGCGGTTCTACTCTCCCGTCAGGAGATGATCGTTGAACGTGTCTTCTTATTAAGAAGCTTTCGCTGCTAAACATGGGAGATAACTTTACTCCACACATGTCAAAGCAATTAACCCTATTGATACATAGACATTTCTATCTATGCAGTGCGTTCTTACACCATTTCGTTCGACGTTGATTACTACATTAGGCATATACTTTTGTGTCAATTCAACTATAATCTTAGCCAACTCAATTTGACTAATATAGTTACATTTAAACGTACCGATAACTTTAGTAGTCTTACTATCAATAATAGTAATAGCAGAACTATCTCGTCTATAACCACCAGATACGTCAACCCCCATTATTGGAGGATCTATAGGTTTACCATTTCTACCATAGTCAATCTTACCGTATAAGTTAACTTGGAATTTACCGCCTAGTACTTCAATAGTACTATCAGGATCTTTAGTTAAACGAGATACAGTTTCTAATTCATCTAAAGTAAATGGCGAGTTGTCAGAACCTTGAGACCATTCAAGAAGTACTTCACGACGGATGTCTTCCCAACGGTTATTCATAGTTCTACAGATTTCTCTAAACCAGTCTTCAGATTTACCAAGTTGAGCATAACTAAACTTAATGTATACGAAAGTAGACTTGGTATTAGAATTCATTATATCCATAATCTGTTGATATGATTTATCATACCAGAACTCGGAGAATGGAACTGCATCTTCTTTCATTTGGTATGCAAAGATACCTTCAGTGGATGTTAAGAACCCTGGTGTTGTAGTGAATAGGATACCATAAGGTGCACCATTTGCTCTAGCATTATCGGCAGCTCTCTTGAATGCAGGAACTGTATTAAGATAAATGATTTCGTTATATGGTGCAAATCCCCATTCGTCTCCCCAGAGTAACGGAATAGATTTACCACGAAGTGTGTTTTGTGCGGCTGTCTTATTACGAGCAGATGCTACAGTGATAATCTTATTTCTATTAACAGCATGCTCAAGTCTCAATACGGTATCAGAAACTTTAGCATTCTTGCCATCACGAGAGAATGTTTGATCCATACGTAAATATGGAGGTAAACACTCACGTAAGTTTTTAAGAGTTTGTAAGTTATCTTTAGAGCCATCTAATGCTTTATGCATAAATGCAATAGTAGAGTTAGATGTACCAAAGTTAAATAAGTGTAAATATCTAACGTCTGCGGATAATGTTTTACCATGCTGACGAGGGAGCTCTAAGAATATATTCATATTATAAATAGAGCAGAAGAATAATGCCATATTACCACGGTGTAGTTCTAAAGGAATACCTTTACCACTACCACCTTGGTCTGGTACACGTACTACTTCACGAGCAAAGTACCAGAAGTTTACCATACACTCTGCTAATACTTTACCTTTGTAGTATGCACTTAAATTTGGATCATGTGGATCTATACCAGCAAGATCTGGATCTAGAAGTGCCAGCATGAATTTATTATTCTTTATCCCAATGGCTTTTAAATACTGATGCATCTTTATGAAGCTAGTATTTCGAGTAGACATTTGATAATAGATCTTCATAAATACCTCTAGAATAATATATTATAAACGTGATATAGTGATATAAGATTTATAGTAAGGAGGTTATATCATGCTATTCACAATTAAAGAAATTAAGAAATTGGAATCACAATTCCGACCAACGTTAGTAATATACTATCTAGTATTATTACTTACGATGGTAATCATTATTGGATCTGTTATAGATCCACACTTTATGGTAAGATGGTCTTACTGGTTAACAATGAATGCTACTCAAAATATCAATACTGCAACTACAGTAATGGTATTAGGTAATCTTGCTAAACTAGTAACCATATTCTTACTCGGTAATTATGCTCAATACCTACATAGATTCATTCATGTAAGAATCTATGGTAAAAAAAGAAAAGTATGATAAATATCTCCCATAGGATTCAAAGATCCTATGGGAGCTATATATGTCTTATTTTTTTTCTTTTGTTGCTTTTTTAGCTTCAGAAACTTTTTCTTCAGCGTTTTCAACGATTTCTTCTTCTTTTGCAGGAGCAACTGCAGCTTTAGCTTCTTCTTTAGCTTTATCTTCAGCAGCTTTCTTAGCAGCTTCTTCTTCAGCTTTACGTAAAGCTTCTTCTTTAGCTTTAGCTTCTGCCTCTTTACGAGCTGCTTTAGCTTTTGCTTCAGCTTCTTTACGTGCAGCTTCTGCTTCTTCTTCAGAAATAGAAGGAAGAACTTCTGTATTATAGTTAGTGAAGTCTAATACTACTGTATCACCAGTAGGAAGGATTTCACGTACTGTAGCTTGTTGAGAAATGCAATCAGCAATTTCTTCTACAGTTAATAATTCACGATAGATACCACGTACAAATTTGTTACGTAAACGAATTGGACGACGGCATTCAACATTAACAAGTTTAGTCTTCAAAGTGCTCATCATATGCCTCCTGAATAGAAACGATTAATTCATCATCGATAAGATCATAAGCTTCTTTAAGCTCAACGTTATCTTCGATTTCTTCAGCAAGATCTTTGCTATCATTTTCATGAGTGCGATCGATATCAGAAAGCAATTCAATTTCAGCTGCGTCATCTTCATCGTCAGCTTCAATATCAATTTCTTCATCTTCTAACTCAGCTACGGAATCGATATCAGTGTTGTCATCGTCATCATCTAATTCGATTTCATCCATAGCATCAACGACATTGTCGATTGTATTATCCATATCATTATCAGTAGCTGTGGAATCAGCAACAACATCTTCTACAGTAGAAGCTGCATCATCAAGCTCTTGATGGATAGTTTTATCATCTGCCATTATTAAATCCTCCTTAAAAATATTAATCTATAGCAGAATCGATGTAATCATCGTTATCATCTGCTAGATCATCTAAATCTTCATCGGATAATGTAGATAATGCAATATCTTCATCATCCATAATTTCATCATCATCGTCACCATTTTCAATGGCATCAATGATATCTCTTTTAGCAATTAAAGAATCCAAGAAAGCATTCTCATCGACCATTACGTCAAATGCGTCTTTCTCGTCAATTTGCTCTTTAAAATATTGATCGAGTTCACTGTTCATTGCAGTACCTCCATTAAGATTACTGATATGTTAACGTGATACATTTTTTAATATTGTTTGAACTTGACGTTCTAGGATATAAATAATCACAGGAACGTAGTAAAATATATCATGTTGAGGGATAGTATAGTTAAAGTCTTCTAGAGTCTTGAGTAAGAACTCTTCATATCTATTCATCTTATCTGTATTATCATTAAAGTAATCAATGACAATATTCTTGAAATAGTTTAGATCATCAGTTTCATACCGTTCATTATCTCTAATACGCATAACTGTATCATCATCAAATGAAGGTACTTGCCAATAATCACCCATCTTATAGTTATGGAAGATGTAATAGTACTTCTCTAGGCTATAATATAATAGAGATGTCTTATCTTCTACCATCATACCATAGCAAGATGGATTACATATAGTACCAATATCTCTTCTTTCTAATGAGTGGAAGAAAGATTTAGAATAATCTAATGCGAATGTAGCTCTAGGAGTTAATTGATGTGCTACGTGTAGATAATCTAATTCACCACTATTCATAATATCATGACGTTTAATAAATTCAATCATGTAACTATCATAGAAGTTATGATCATCATAAGAAAAAATAAAAGTTTGAGTTTTATTACTATAGAAGAGACTCCTATAGTAAGCAATCATATCTTGACAGATATTTTCTAGTCTACTAATATAAGCGTAATCATCATCTTTGATTACTAGAGATAGATTTGTACCAATATTAGTTGTATCCATAGTATACGATTCTACAACTAAAGAATCAATATCTGTATTATCACCATCATGGGAGCTTAAACGATAAGATATCTTATACATATTAGCCCCAGTAGGTAATGTATCTAAGGATACACTTGTAACTTTAAAGAGATATTCTTCATTAGTATGATTAATAATGAAATAGTCTTGAGGATATGGTTTAAATGCATTAGGTACAATATATGCATCACCTTCGATTGTATCTGATTCAAGACCAAAATCACCAGCATCCATTTGAACTTGAATTCTATCAAGACCAAAGATAACTGTATCTTTAATTTTATTATATCGTAATGGAGAATCTCCATCAGTATAACTATAAGCTAAGCTTGTAGACTCATCTAATGTACTCTTACTAGTATTGATATTGTAGTAAGTACATGTAGTAGGAGCTTTATCTGTAAAAGTATAGAATGTATTATCAAGCCGTTGAACTTGTGACTCTAATATAGAGTTTATCGTGGCTGTATATGTAGTGTCAAGGAATTTACCCATAGTCGACCTCCTTTATTAATGTGATGTTTTAGACAAAAAAATAAAGCGATATGGACTTTAAGCCCATACCGCTATAGTATTTGTGTACAGAAGTCTTGTATCTTACTTAATGGAACTCCATAATCTTTATCTGCTTGGTTTACATGAGCAAAGACTCTAGATCCTCTAAAGAATGCTATATTATTCTTTATGAAGTATTCTATTTGTCTTTTAGCTATCTCACCGGCAGAGTCATTATCAAAGTATAGATGAATATCCATATACATTATACCTTTAGATAGGATATACTTTAATACAGCTGAGTATTTATTACCAGCTGCTGCAAAATATATACCTGTAGCTCTATTAGCAATATTATTGTATACAGATATAATATCAAATTGTCCTTCTGTAATATGTACCATAATTCTATCCGATGTATATGGAATAGAAGATGGTATACAGAAAGCTTTATTATAAATATCTCTATCATCTAGCTTACAGATTAGATATCTGTATTTACTATCGACTTCTCTAATACAACGCATAGACAGTGATGTATTATTAACCGAGAGGAATCCTACATAGTCCCTTTGAATTCTTTCAAAATCAGATTCTGTAGCTCCCAGATACCTCATGATCTGGCGTTTAAAAAAAGAGAAATCGAAGATAATCTTCATATTCATCATTTCTGATACTGATAAGTTAGTACCGAGACGATTATTAATATAGTTTACCTTATCTGGATATAAGTTATAGTTTACCTCAAATGCATCATATGCCACTTGAGGTTCTCTAATACGATTAGATGCGTAAGAGTTACCTCTACTTAATCTCATCTCTTTATTATGAATATCAATAGCTTGGATAAGTTCCTCATCTCTAATATCTAAGAGATTAAGGAAAGTCCTATTGACTAATCCGCCTGCTTCGCATTTAAAGCAGTTAAACATGTAAGGCTTATCCGGAGATAAGCCTATATACATGTGTTTCTTCCCAGCGGAAGATGTGTGTCCACAATATGGACACCGTAAGACTAATTCCTTTTTACCAGCAGCAAACTGGCTATTAGGAATTAGTGCTTTTAGTTTGCTGCCGATATCCATTATAATACCTTACTTAATACTGTTGATAATACACCCTTACTTTCAGAAACAAGCTCTGTAACATCTTTAAGTTTATCTTCTTTTAGTGCGTATAGAATGATTCCACCAACTACTAAAACTGGTGTTACCGTTTTAATTAAACTAGCATCTGTTTCTGTTAATAAATGATTGATAAATTCAATACCTTCAAAATCGTTCATGATAATTTCCTCCTATAAGTTATTTATTATTAATAGCATTAACTAAATCTTTACTTACTTTACCTTGGGTAAATGCTTCTACCAAATCATCAGGCTGAGCTGTAGCTTCTGCTATTTTTGCTTCAATCAATTTTTCAATATCTGTTTTAGTAATAGAATCAGTATTAATACTTTCTTCTTTTTTACCTCGATTAGCTAAAGCTTTAGCTCCTTCAACTGCTGCATAGCCAGCTAATACTGCACCGGCAGCTTTACCTGTAGTTTCAATTACATTACAAATACCATCCCAATTTTCTTTAGATAGGGAATCAATTAGATCTAATACCATGATGTATTACCTCCTTGTTAAACCATTAGTTGAAAAGTACGTCTAAAGTAATCTCTTGGATTCTTTTACGTAATCCTTCCTCTGAAGTTTGTTTATATAACCATTGTAATGCTGGAATTAGTCTAGCAGTATTACCATTAGCCAACTCTAATACTTCTTTAGCAGTAGCTTTCTTAAACCCAATAGCAAAGCCAATAGATTCATAATTTAAAGTATTTGTCTCAGGTGATGGAATTATATGTCGTTTTGGTTCACCAATTTCGATTTCCATAGATTTAGGTTCTATAGGAGATAGAGTTCCTACTTTAAGAGCCTTATAATTAGATTTTACTTCAACTAATTCTTTCTCCCCAGTTTCCTCATCTTTATGATAAAGGAATGGATTAAGTCTATTACCTACTAGATCTTCTTTAGGAAGTTCATCACTAAGGGTAATTTTATTGATGCAGATGTCATAGACATCTTTAGGTGTTAGATGTTCTTTGAACTGTTCATATGTAGCTTCTAAATCAGAGCCACATTTTGCAAATACTTCTTTAACATCGTTTGCTAATTTAACTGTAATCATAATTATCTTATCCTTTCACTAATTCCAATTTGTAATTTAATATATAACCAGATGGATTAGATCTAGTTAGTTGAGTCAATACATTCATAAGTGGTAAGTATTTAAACTCTTTAATTGTATGGTATTCTTGAGAACCATATGTAAATTTACCAGTATTGACATACTCTTCTAAATAATCTTCTAGATAATAGAAGAGACTTAAGTTGTTATCCATTCTATTATATAGATTTCTAGAAGAGTTAGTCTTTAATCCATATTTCAAGAAGATATCTCTAACCATCTCTGGATTAAAGTTTTCACTTCTTGCAGCCACAAGTAAATCATATGTAAACTCTGCAGATTTAACTGCGTTTACTTGTGGGTCCGATAGCACTCTATGACTACTAATAATATCCGCATCAGCTGCATACTTATCAAAGTATGCTTGTTGCATATATCGTCTAATATTAGTCTTAGCACTATTGACTGTGTAATATTCACACTCATACTCAATAGCTAAATCTAATACCTTAATAGATTCACCTAACTTAAACATGTCTTCAATCAATTTACTATTAAAATATCTGAAGTAGATATTATTTAAGATAGCGATATATGGACGTGTTGTACACTTTTGAAGAATAGTAGTCAAATCTAAATCTTCAATTGTACTATTAAATCTACGTTCAGCTACATCTTTTGCTAAATCATAGTCATCATAAATACGTTGACGTAATACTGGATTGATATCCATCATACATTCTAGGACATCGTCTCCGGTACCGATGTCTATATTATTCTCACGAATAAATTTGACATTTCTCAATACTACTTCTGGTATATGTTTAAATCTGTATTCCTTATTCATCCGTTTTTACAACTCCTAACTTCTTATCCCATTTTCTTCCAGGGATTTGTCCTTTAATAGTACTCCAAATATAATATAAGAAAGGCAATGTTTTATATATCCGACTAATCTGCCAAACTTCACCTTTATACATAATAGCACCTTTCTTAGCTATATTATTTAAGTATCGTCTATAGTTTCTATAGAATGTGATATTCTTAGTAAAAATCTTTATACTTCTATTAGAGTTATGAGAGTATTTTACATTATATTTATCACATAGATTTTTATAGGTTTCATATGGATCATCATTATCTAATAAACTATCTATTACTAATACTGCAAAGTCTACAGATCTTTTTAGAATGTAATCTGGCAATCTACCAACTCTTCCAACATAAATGCTGATTTCTTCAGGTTTAGATGTATACTTCTTGATATATTCATCAGCATCATATGTTTGAGTGGCTAAATAATCACACTTCTTTCTATTACCACCATACTTTAATTGAATCTGGCTTTTAGATAAAGTTGTAGCATCAAATATCTCTTCAATCAATTTTATATTAAAGTATCTGAAATAGATATTACTAATAATAGCTTTATATTTAAAATAGGATCCTTTACCTAATGATAAGATATCGGTAAGAGTTATTTCTTCGAATGACTTTTCAATAGCCTCCTCCATTCTAAATATTTGATCTGTATCAGCTCTAATTGTATTAATAAAGGGATTGATTACATTTAATTCAGTTTCCCTAACATTAATATCATATCTTTGACAGAATAGATAGTTCTTTAAAATCATACCATCTACCCCATCAATAAATTGAGTTAATTTCATTAAAATCTACCTCCTTTTATTTTTGTAAACCAATTCTACCAGCAGAAGCTGAAACGTATTCTATCTTATGATTGCCATCACGATCGAATTCTACAAATTCTCCCACTTGTAATGCTAGTATTTTCTCTTCATTTTTCAATACTGCCTCCTTAGCTTCATTAGGCAACTTCCAATCTGGATCGCCAAAGTTAACTACATTCTCTTCACTCATTTCACCTCCACCATTCCAGAATTCAGAACCGGACTTACGCACTGCAGACCAGATAGTTCCGTCCATACCTACTTCGGCTGTCATCCAGTCATAGTAGTGCACATCATACTGGAAGTATCCATCGTTGTAACCGTAGTCAGATTTAAGCTTGAATGTATTCTCGTCTAAACGAGTAATCTTTGTATCAGCACCAGATAATGCTAAAGATGCTAAAGTTTCAATAAGTTTATTCATGATATATTTCCTCCTTTTCTAAAATCAAATTACTATAAGAATATATCATATTACCCTTATAATATATAAATATAAAAAAAATAGAATACAAAATGCCACTAGGAGATTAACTCCTAGTGGCTATCATATTATTTCTTACCGTATGTATTATCCCAGTCAGCAATCTTCTCATTCATTGCAATAAATAGTTCAGTATCATAGCAGAAGCCATTAACACTGAATCGTAATTCTTTGATATCTTTAATATCCATATCCCAAGAACTAATCATTTCAGATTTAAAGTCATAGAGGCATTCTGCATCTACACTGTTATATAATTTAGTATAAGCATCAGTGAAGTCTTTAATAAACTCTGTAGGAAGCTCTATGTTTAGAGTACATTCAATTTCGCCTATAATATAATCTATCTCCCAATAGAGATCTTGATTAGTAAACTCAATACCATTGATTTCTGCTTTGAATTCCTGAATAACTTTTGATTTCATTTTGTTTCCTCCAATAAAATAATATCCACTAGGAGAGTTAGACTCCTAGTGGCTTTTCAGTATAATCTCTTGTATCCATATAACTAAGCATATCATTAAATGCTTCTTTTGCTTTAGGATCTGGGTTATTTACATTTATATATCCTTCTGGGGCAAGTATCATTACATTATCAGTTTCATCTAATGCATATTTGATGTCCCCAGTATCAGCTACATAAAAGTTATCTCTATTCACATAGAATTTATATCCAGTATAATCAGATTTAAATACGGTCTTATCCTTTCTTAGCTTATTGCTAATCAAAGTATAATATCCCTTTAGTAACATAGTAAATCTCCTTACATATTAGAATTAGGTATTATTCTTTTGTTGATCCGTATTTAGAATAGATAATTCCCTCCACTTTAAGGGACTTAGTTAATACAGTATCTAAAATTATCATTAAAGTTTCATGCATATATGTATTAGTATTAGACTCCATCATAAATAAGACATCATCGTCTAGTCCATAATTATGTATCTCAAATGATAATTTCTTCAATATTGGTTTAGCTCCAGATATATCAAATACCATACCAGACTCATAAGTAATACTGTCCTTACATTGTCGGCATTCGATATATATGTGTTTACCTCTATTTATTATCTCAGCATTAACTCTACCAAATAGATATTGCTTATATAATTCTACTATTGATTTAGACATATTAGTCTCCAATTTCTCTTATCCCCTTAAGTTTAATAAATGAACTATAACCAAAGTTAAGATTGCAGTCTTTAAATGATTCTAATACTTCAGCTATTGCATCATCATTAACTCTACCAAGTTTAGTAACTTCTTTGACTGGATAAATTCTATCACTTTCAATGAAGTCTAGCATATTAATATATGCAAAGCTTATCTTATTATCACTCTTTTCAATTAAGAATCTACCTTTAATATGATAATAATCATCTTTATGGATACATTCTACGGAGAATGTATTTTGAGTCTCTCTAATAGTAATATTACCGAATAGTAAATTATTTACAGATTCAGAAACTTCGCCTAGTTTAAGCATCATTCTTCTCCTTTATTAATAAATCTACTTGAAATCTTAATAGTTGGGTCATAACCATATCTCTTATTATACTCTTCAAACTTATTGAGTAGATTAACCATCTTAACATGATTAGCTTTACATAGCATAACAGATCGTTTATCATCTTCTGGTTTCTTGCTATTAATATATGCAAGATTAACACGACCATTATTCTTATCTACCATTAACTTACCAGTTATCTTAATATCTTCTTGATCTATTTTACAAAGGATATTTAGTTCTCTTGTATATTCATTAATAGATACTCTACCAAATAGTAATGGTCTAATGCTATCGATTATTTCATTAAAGTTAACCATTATTTTCACCTCCCTATATCATAACGATATAGTTCTAATAGGTTTAGTATAGCCATATTGCTTATTAGCTTCTCTGAAAATAGCTAATATATCTTCAATACGAGATCTATCTCTTCTAGCTAATCTGTATGTAGTCTCCAATGGATATTCTAGATCATACTTATCATATAAATTACATTCGATATTTAATAATGTAATCTTATTCAACTCTTTATCTATGATTATTCGACCAGCTATTCTTACTTCCTCTTCTCTATAAGTGCATTCTACAATTATATTTGGTAAGAATTCTTCTACAATTACATCGCCAAATATAAAATTATAGAATCCTTCTGGCATATCATTTAAGTTAATCATTCAATCCTCCTGAAATAAAATATATGGGTAAGAGAGACTAAACTCTCTTACCCTAAAATATTAACCATTATTAATTAAGCTTGCATAGATCAAGAATTCCTCATTAAGTAATTCCTGTTGTGGGATGAATGCTTTACCAGTATTCTCCTTATTATCGAAATCAATAATTTGGAACTTAGATGATACTATAGTAGCAAGCATAGAAACGAGTAGATTAGTAATCTTCTCATTTCGATAAATGGATGCAACAGATTCATATGTATTAGAAGAGGTAATCTTCAGTAACTCTTTCTTATTCATATTAACCCGTTTGATTACTTTAACAAACTTACCAGATAAGATTGCTTCCATAGTATATAAGCCATTAGATGCTAATATACGTTTAGCTGCAATGATAAGTTTGATATAGTTAGTTAAATCAATAGATCCTAAAGAAGATGGATCTCCAAACCACTTATAGAATAGATAGCATACAAGCATCTTCTGATGTGGTACAATTGGAGACTTACGTCCTTTAGATAATTCTATTTTATAATAATCAATCTCTTCTTTAGAGAATGGACCAAATCGTTCTTCAATTTGCTTCATAGTATTCTTGAAGTTTACTTGATTATGAATCAATAAGGCTTCATTCTTCTTAGAGAGATGACTTTCAAATTTATCGAATTCTGAATTGTCATCATCATCACCTTCATTACGATCAGATGATAATTGATTGAATGCGAATTCATATTTAGCATTAACAACCTTATTCTTGATATTGTTTTTAATGGATACATAGATTAGATTCAACAATGTGCCATTATAAACAGCTTTCGGAATAACCTGGATGATAATACTAATGATTGTATCAAAGCTATGAGAGAATTTGTTACGTGAACGGATAAATTGTCTATCCCATGCGCCAATATTCTTATTCATATCTTGTAAGATACGGCTAGCTGTTGTTTCAGACAACTTAGTATATAGATCCATATCTGGATGCATATCTACAATAAGGATATCATAGAACTTCATCAAGTATTCGTCTATATTTTGTACCTTTTTGATATAAGCATAATGGATCAATAGTGGAATCAAGATCAATTGAAACATGCTTACTTCCATTAATGCTTGAAGATGCTTATTAGCATATTGAAGTACATTACCATTCTTCTTATTACGTTTAATATGAATGATAAAGTTATCTTCATTTAATGCCTTTACTTTTCTAGCAAATGTACTAAACAAGATGTCTCGTTTAACATCTGCCATGAATGTATCTAGATCATATACATTAGATTCATCAGTATCAATCAAGAACTTAATTCTTGCATAGATAGCGATTAACTCATGTTCAGGATCATAGAATTTTTCAAAGTAATTTAGATAATGTGTAAAGTGATCTACACGTTCTTCAGAAGAATAGCATTTCTTAATACTCAATACAAATGAGTTAAAGATAAGACTTTCTTCTTGATTATTAGTTAGCATTTGAGACAATGGAGCAATAATTTGTTTACCTCTAATTGTCTTTAATACTTTATCTTCCTCTGATGTTGGAAACCAATCATCAATAGGTGGAATTGCATCCTCTGGTCTAATAGACGTAGAGAACGTTCTCGCTTCTGGAGTACGAATAGAGTACTCTCTGTCATATATTTCCCCTGACTCTTCGATATTACGTCGAACAGTTTTACTTGTCAATGCTTCTGTTAGTTGCATTACTTCCTCCTCATACATAAACGAATATCATTACTATTCATCTTTATAATATATGATCTTATATTCGTTTCGTAGTCTTGGTCCTCCTAATATTCGATTTGATATTTTTACTAAGAGCCTTGCTTTGCATTGATGCGGCAGTTGTATTAGTAGTTCTAACTTTACCAATATGCTTAACTACCTTATTTGCATTACCACCAGACTTAACTCCCTTTTTGAGTAATCTATGTTTAAATAACGGATCTATAACTCTAGCTTGCTTTTCACCTTCAAGACGAAGCTGCGCTTTAGTGCTACAGTCGGTTACTAATTTGAAGAAATCTTTAGCATTTCTAATTACTAAATTAGATTCTTCATAATAATGCTTCTCTAGATAGCCGTGTTGACGTATATATAGGAACCCGAAATATAGAATTTTAGCGAAATTCACTACCCCATAGGGGTTACGTTCTTTAGGCTTAGATTTAAGCACTTCATCAGGCACTTTATCTAAAAGCTCGTCTACTAGAATGCCATTTGCATTATATACATGAGCAAATGTGAAAACGAAAGCTGGGTCATTAGAGAAGAATTGTACTTTATAATTCTTCAAAGTACTAGAGTGACTATCAGTTACACTCTTAGGAGAGAATTTAAATACAACTTCATATGTAAACTTAGGTACTATCTCAGATGGTACTCTAAGGAGAATGAAATAATCTTTACCATCAGTATAAAAGTTATGATCGATCTTCCCATTGTATCTTAACATAACCTTTTCAAATTTCTTCTTATAAGCTTCAGCCAAATATTGCGAGCCAGTTACATTGCCTTTACCCGCAGGAGATTTTCCATATTCATCTAAAGTCATTTCTAACTTAGCCATCCAAACTTCTCCTTAATGAGGTTCTTACCAGGATAGGAATTCAATTCCTACCCTAGTAAGCTTGCTCTGGACAATTAATCTTTATAGATATTGTGTGCTGGAGATTGGCAAAGGAATTGCTTAGTCGTAACAAGCATACCAACCACATTAGCAACAATGTCTAACACAGTGATATCTGATTTAATAGAAGATAATACTAAACCATCGGCTTCACCTGTACGTAAGTTGATAGGTGTTTTGGTTTCGATGGTAGTCTTGATCATATCTTTAACTTCATCAGATGCTTCGGAATATGAGGAAGGTACTTCACCAAGGGAAGAACCATAAAGTTTTGCAAGTAAATCTAAATAGGAGTTGTATACTACACTAATAATTCCAGTATCAGGATTTTTATGAAGTTCGTGGAATACATTGAATGCTTGGATATTTGCACCCCAACCATAACCATGTTCAGCAGCAGACATGCAGTTTAATACAGCATCTTCTGCAGAGTCGAAACGATTATCACGTTCTTCTGGAGTAGATCCACCAATATATAAGTCAACCATATTAGCTTTCATGCTATGGATACGACGACGTAAGTTACCAATATCATTTAGGTTCTTACCATCTTGTTTAGCTTGAGCTAATTGCATTTCTAAGTTATTGATGATAGATTTATAGAAATCGGAGAATTCAGTAGTACCTTCTTTATACATGAGTTTAGGGTTAATAATTTTAGTTTTATTATAACCTGCAACAACTGCATCTGCAGTACCGCACCAATCAACGATTGTATCAACTGTTGGAGCATCACCTTTTTCTTGGTCTTTTTCTTGTTGCTCTAAGTTGATATACTTACGAACTGTGCGAGCATCACATAAGTTAGCTAAGTCCATAAGTACTTCTTTTTTATAGATATCGGATACAAGACAGAATGGAATATTAAAGTTATTAGCTTTAGCATTCATCATTGTCTTAACTAATGGATCCATTACAGCTGCAATATCACTGGATACTTTAGGACACATGATAACTGTTGGAGTTAATTCACGACGATCTTTTAAAGGCTCCATGATATTATGGTAAATGATAGCAGAGAAGAAGTTAATCATTTCTGGGGTATCAATAGGATCTTCAAAGAAGTAGATCTTAGGTGCATTGATTTCTGCAGTAGATTCAGCTTCATTAGTAACGAATACTTTATCAGCATAACCTGCATCTAATGTCATACCATCAAAGATCTTGATGTAATCTTGACTATCCATAGAACGTTTAACGTCAATGTATACATCAGTACCATTTTCCATATAGATACCAGAGATTAACTCAGCCATCTCTTCATTATTATTTGTAGAGATTAGAGCAATCTTATGGATATCTTCATATGTTTGGATTTCACGAGTTTGAGACATAATTGTTTCAGAAGCACGTTTAACTAATTCATTAAGTTGACGTTCTAATTCTGCTGGTGGTAAATGCCAGTTATAGATTTCAGCATTATCTTTGTTTGGTTCACATTTAGTAGCCAAACGTTTATAGATAAGTTGAGATAATAAAATAGCAGACGTTGTACCATCACCAACATTCTTAACTACATGAGAAGTTAAGTCTTCTAATACTTCACGGATACTCATTTCTAAAGTACCATTGAAGTAGATATTTTTCAAGATAGTATGACCATCTTTAGTAAATTTAGGAAGAATGTCATCTTTCTTGATTTGAGTAGCAGACCCATAAGGTCCAAAGGATGTAACTAGGGAATCAGCAATGATTTGCAACACTGCCATAGTTTGTTCATGTAAAGTTTTTTGCTCTACAATATTAGAGTAGATATGCATAATTACCTCGCAATTTTAACTAATTTGTCATATGGTTCAACGACATAGAATAAGTTCTTAGGAAACATATCGTAGAACTTAGCTTGAACTATATACTTACCTAATGTATAGTCATAATCTGTATTGATAGCATTACGTAAAGCAAAGACATGTTTGCCTTCAACTTTAGGAGAGTAATCTTCTAATCTGAATAAGCTATCTGTATAGATAGCATCATACTCATTTAAAGGAATATCTCTCTTCTTATAGATGCGTAGTTTGTTTTTTAGATTTAAGCTCATAGACCGTAGATTAGTCTCTTGATATTCATTATCTACAGCTACAGCTATATTGAAGCTCTTACCTTCGATGCCAATAATATTATAGAATAGTCTATAAAGATCAGTCTCATAAGTATTAAAGTAAAGTAGTTCACCATACTTATTAATGATCTCTTCTAATAGATCATCAGCCGAGTCTTGGTATTCTTCTTTTAATAACGCAGTTAATGGATTTGGTTTAGTACGCTCTTGAAAGATATAGATCATATCCAATTGAGATAGATCTAGTATTCCATCAATAAAGTACTTAGAATTCTTAAATCCATACTTTATTACATCATATATCGATAAGTCTGTATTGAATAAACTTGAGTATTCAAATATAGGAGCGACTGTTTTACCTTCCATATGAGTATCCTTACAAAAAAAATAAGGAGATAGAGAATGACTCTATCTCCTATAATATTACATGTCATCTAAAGATGCACGTTTGAATTCACTATTACTAGAGGAACTACCACCAAAGCTGCTATTACCAGCATTAGAATTTACCCCTAACTTTTCTGCAATTGCTTCAATAGTTGCATTAGTATTGCTACTAGCATATTGAGCTGTTTCATGTACAGAGTAAGCATATGCATTAGTCATAGATTTAGCATATTCTTCCAATACAAGAACGAAGTCTTCTAAGTCCATATTTTTGTAGCTATCGAAGTCTTTATCACCATCGAAAGATTCTTTATCAAAGTTATGAACGGAGAAGTGTAAGTCTGTACGACAGATGAATAAGATCTCTTCTTCTAATGCAGAAAGATCTTTATTCAATTTACGGATACAAATTACAGGTTGTTCTAGACCGAAGTCGGAACCATCAGTAACTGTAAGGAATGTATTAGCACCTGTAGTGATACCAACGGAAGTTAATTCACCAGCTAAGAAACGACGAATTTCTTTAGCTAAGATACGAGCTTTAGTGTGTTTCAAATATGCACTAACTTCACGATCACGATCAGGCATTGGGTAGTCTTGACCAGATACCATTTTCAATGGAGCGATACCAATTTTTAAAGTACCTTGCCAGAATGTAAAACCAATAGAAGAACCACCAAAGGTTTTAATATCTTTGGAGTTTGTCATACGGTAATTAGAGTAAACATTGATAGATTTCTTTTGACTGGATCCACCAGTACGATTGAATAAGCCTTGTCCAAGAGCCATTTTTGTTACCTCCTATAAAAATAAGATATAATTAATCTATTGTAGGGTATACTGTAATATCCTACATCAAGGTTATAATATATCTTTGTAATAGGATATATCTAGAATCATATATTATTAAGGTGATATGATATAGTTATTTAGTTTAAGGAGGAATATATCATGCTAATTCAATCTATCTTAAAAGCAGTCATCTTAGGTACATCTACTAATACAATTGAAATTACAAAAGCTCCTAATGGAGGATTTGCAATTCAATCAATCGATACAGTAGAAGGTGGTATGTGTCAGTTTCAAACTTGGGAAACAACTCAAATTGATTTATATGTAGATAAAGATGGTAATATTACAGATGGCGATTATGGTGTTGAAACTATTAGTCAACCAACATGTAAAGAATTAGAATCATCTTATCAATATGAGTTTGATTCTGAAGCATTTAATAATCGTCTAGAAAGAAATTATAATGAGTCTAAAGATAAAAAGAATTTGAATCAATTTCTAGAGGGATTGCCTACTACTTTAGATTATATGAAAACTCATGATAAGATTAGTTTTGACTACTCATTCTATAAAGATGAAGTATCTAATCTTAACTTAAAGATTGCTAAAGTTAATCTATAAAAGAAAATCCCCTAGGAGAATCAATCTCCTAGGGGTATTTATTTTTTTTGTTTTTATCTACGTTTAAGTTCCATATCAGGATAGTTGATATAGATACGATTATAGTCTCTTCTTAAAGTTTCACGCTTAGCTAACTCTTCTCTTAGCTTAATATATTTAGCCTGTAAGATAGAATATTTAGATCTAAGTTTTTCATCTAGATCATCTTCGGATAATACACCATCGATGATAGATAGACGAGTATTGATAGAATGCAATAATAGCAATGCATCGTTTTCTTCATCAATATTACGTAAACGTATTTGGAATTCAAAGAGATCATTTTCATAATCTTTGATAGCACTATATTTGAAAGAATTCGTTGTGTCCCTATATTGTTTTCTAGCCCAATCGATTGGACCAGCTTCTAATAGAGAATTGTCATCGATTCGGGATAGTGCTGTAATAACACGTTCGATCTCACGCTTAACTAGACGAATAGCAGTGTAAGACATTGCTTTACGTAAGCCTTTGATTGTAATGATACGATTAGATAATACATCGTTATATACAGATAAGCACCACGCAATAATAGTAGATGTATCTCTAGGACCACTATTGGTATAGTTGATATATCCAGAGTTCTTTAATTTTTTGATAGCAATTTCAAGATCCATACCAAAGCCACAGCCGATTAAGAAGTCATCAGCTAATAGCATATCATGGTCTTTATACATAACAGAAGTAATCTTCCAAAGTAGATCTTTAAAACCGAATGCTAATAATGCAGCATAGTTTACTGTATTAGCTCTACGAATAACACTATTAGTTTTATCTAAGTACATATCGATTTCTGCTTTAGCAATATCGATAGGAGAAGATGTATTAACTAATGCACCGATATCATGTAGAATCAATGCTAAGATCTCTCTATTAGATAAGTCTAAGATTGGATTGAATAATTTGAAGTCAATCTCTACATAGTACTTATTAACTTTAGCTTTGGAATCATCACTATTGTATTCAAATGCATCATTCAGAAGAATATCATAGATATCATTATCTTTAATCACTGGCATTACACAGACACCAAAGAATGGAGTATCTGTATTCTTAGAAAGCAATACAGTATTACAAGTACTCCCAGTAAAGAAAGAGTTAAGTTCATGATTCAACTGTCTTAGAAGATCTGGGTCTTGATTTGTACGAAGCTGCTCGATAATATCTAAGCAATCGCCGAAATCATAATTGTTCATACTAGAACTCCCTTCTTGAAAGTAAAGGAAAATGCCTAGAGCCTATGAAGGCTCTAGGCTAGAATCCTAATTAGTTAAATTATGGTTTTACATATTCAACTTTTGTTGGAGCAGTGATGTCACCTTTAGCGTCATTTACTTTAGTGTAAGTGGAAGCGTTAGGGTAACCACCAGCTGTACCAGAAGCTGTCATAGTATCAGGAATGAATGTAGTGTAATCATTCATCAAGTTACGTCCGATAGGATCAGTGTTTTCATAACGTGTACGAAGACCTGTTGGGTTGATGATTTTTACACGACCTTGTACTGGTTGATAACCTACCAATTTGAAACGTTCGAATGCATGTACTGCAGGCAATGCAGGGTTTTGAGCATTACGGATTTCATTGGATAAGTACAATTGGTAATCGTAGATGCAATAGATAATGCGATCAGAATTACGAGGGTTTAACAAGATGATCAAGTTTTGGTTGTTGCGTAGTTTATCAGAACTTACGAAGTTGTAAACACGTTTGTCGGAAGTTACAACTGTACGAGTGAAGTCTAATTCTACAGGACCAATGGAACTTGGAGCTTGGTAAGTGTAAGTAGTTGGTGTGATTTTGCGGATAATCGCAGGGTTACCAATTACAGAAATAGTGATGTTAGGGTCATTCAATACTTGGATCATATATTGAGCGTAGTTGTCCAAAGCATCCATGAATGTTTTGTGACGGTATTCTACTTGATCCAATGCATAACCTTCTGGTGGAGCGAAGTCAAATACTTCAGCTAAACGGTTAGCTTCTGGCATACGTAAGAAGGATTCATCCAATTCAGCGTGGATTTTGTCATCTTTGAAGTTGCCAAGAGCTGTTTTGAACAAGGAAAGGATATTAGTCAATTGATCTTCGTTGTAAAGAGCTTGAATATCTTTTACTTCTTCAGGGCTGATTGTAGTATTGATTGGGTAAGCATCAGGAATTTCAACGATGTTAGTTTGGGAATCCCATTTAACGCTTACAGTGTTGTGCATAGCAGAAGTTGTTTCACGACGAACTGCCAATACTACTTTTTGAATTGTAGTGTCAGAGCAGTACAACATGAATTGGTTGTTTTTGAAGAAACCAGCTAAATGACCAGAGATAGTTTTAGGAGTACCTGCAGTTTGTTCAACAGTTACGGAGAAAGCAGTCATCATTTGACGATCGATTTCACCATAGCCTGGTTCGAAGCGGCATTCTTGAATAGGTACTGCAACGTCAATAGGAGCAGCAGCAGTAATTTCAGCAGCTGTTACAGGTTCAACAGCATCACCAGCAGCATTAGGTTTCATGTAACCAGCTTTTGGAATAGCATTAACTACGATATGAGTTACTGCAGATTCGATAGAGAAGTTATCGATGTTTTGGATCAAACCTTGAGGACCAAATACTGCTTTACGGATTTTGTCTTGAGCAGTTGTATCAGTTGGAGCCAAAGGAAGAGTTACCAACAAGTTATGAGTTGGAGCTGTCGCAAGAATAGCACCAAACATTTCATTTTGTTGAGTGAACATATCGATTTCACGACCATCTGGAGTAACCATTTTGCGGATCTTCATAGTCAATGTGAATTTAGGAGTTTTAGCAACAGCTTTGTTGATAGCGCCTTTATCGAATACGTTGTTCATCAAAAGGTTTTTGTGCAATGGGAATACTAAGCCCATAACTGGGTTGTATGCACCAAGAGTTGCACTTTCCAATAATTTGGAACGGTCATTTTCGTATTGAGCTTCCATCATAGCCATATGGTCTTGATAACCACCTGGGTTGCCAAGGGCTTGGAATTCTTCCATATCAGCGGATTCAGATACGAAGAAATCACGCATAGTTTCATTGGATTCAGGAGACATCATTACACGGCTCATTTCTGTATAGAATTCAGCACCTGTCTCTTGACGGATATTTTCTGCCATTTCACGAATAGCAGAAGCATATTGACGAGTACTGGAAGTGTTATAACCACGACCAAATACCACGTTGTCTTGTTTAGATTCACCTACAACTGGCATAATCTTTCTCCTTTCGAGATTATAAATGTATTTTTTGTATTTTGATTATATCAGGCATCTATAGGGACACCAAAATATTTACTATATTGTTATACTGCGCAAGAGTATACAGTTTACTTTTTAATGGGTTCTTTAGGAGCTAAAGTACCCATTAATTCATTCAATCTATCTAAAACCCAAAGACAATAATAGAAGTCAGATTTATTTTCAATATAAGACTTAGTATTGAATGTCTTTGTGATATAGTAAGAGATCATATCAGATAACTTATCTAGAGACTTAGATACCTTAGTGATGATCTTCATATTATCAGAGTTCTTCTTAACGTAATCTACTTTCTCTTTGAAAGCTAAAGTTACGTTATATAACTCAATGAATCTATCTTTCAATTCTTTAGTACGAATGGCTTTTTGCTCATCAGTAAGATCTTCAAAGATTTCATTCTCTAAACCTTTGATATCTCCTTCTTCACCGCCATCAGAGCTACCAGATGCATCTCCACCATCAGAAGAGTCTCCAGCGTCAGGTGTATCGTCACCGCCGTCTCCTCCATCATCACCTAAGTCATCTGGTTCCATATCACCATCATCCCCACCGGCGTCAGGATCATCGGAATCTCCACCATCATCACCTAAGTCATCTGGTTCCATATCACCATCATCGGTATCATCACCTGCATCAGGTTCATCAGTAGTATCATCACCATCTTCATCAGGAGCTCCATCTTCTAAATCTTCAGGTTCATCATCTTCACCTTCAGAATCGTCAGCTAATGGATCACCGCCATCATCACCTGTATCTTCGCCTTCATCATCAGCATCCATATCAGGCTCTTCAGGTTGTTCATCGTCATCATCACCTGGTTCATCATCTGCAGGATCATCACCACCACTTAGATCATCAGGTTCTTCATCAGTACCATCACCATCTGCATCAGGATCACCTGCACCTAAATCTTCGGGAGCATCATCTGCATTATCATCTGTATCAGATTGAAGAGGATCTCCACCATCCCCTGCAGGAGGTGGAGTATCTTCTTTCTTATCCTCTTCTTTTTTATCATCTTTCTTTTTCTTCTTATCATCATCAGCTTCCATATAAATGGCTTGCTCTTTAAGTTGATCTAAGAAATCATTAAGACCCATAATATATCTCCTTATTAATCATCGTCCTTATTTTTACCATGTAAGGCTTCACCATGTTTAAATGCCATATTATACATGAGTCTAGCTTTTTGACTTTCGAGTTTTTTCTTGATTTTAAGAAGCTCTCTTTGTTTTTCAAGACTACCATCATCTTCAGCTTTCTTTAGATAACGATTAGTCATTTCTAATTCTAATTCAATTTCTTCTAGAACTTTACGACGTTCTTTAGATTGAGCATCTAAAGACATACCTAAGTAACCTAGAACTACAATTACTGAAATAGCTGGATTAATAAAGTAACCTACACCTGCAGTAATAGCTAGTTTAACAATACGGCTTGCTTTAGGTAAGATATTACCAGCAATAACAGCCTCTCTATTTTCAGATTCTAAGTCTTTAGTATTAACTACACCTTTAAGTTGATCCAATTGAGCATCAAATTGTCTACTTAGATTAGATACATCTGAAGATACATCACTAAGTTTAGCTTTAACTTTCTCAGAAGCCATAGCAATAGTATTAGCAATATTCATCTCTTTAAGAGTAGTAGGATATTTGGTGAAGTCATATAAAGAATTTACACAAGCTTCTTTTACTTTAGTAGAAATGATAGCTTCATCTAAAGACATATCTTCATCAGAAGAGTCATCGATATTTTTAAGTTTATTTAGATTATCCTTAATGCAATCGATCTTTTCATAGTCTTCAAATGTTTTATACTGTTTACGTCTAGCTGTTTTAAGAGTATCCTTCAATACAGTTTGATATTCAGTTGGTTTGATTACAGATGGATCTAGTTTAGTTAATTGAGTGATACCATCGATATCATCTAAAGAGAATCTATCAAAGGATTCTTTAATAAGACTATTAGCATCTTTTTCAGATAGAGATTCTAAAGTCTCTAAAAGCATATCAATCTTTGTAGGCAAAGTAATAAGACTTTCATCTACAGATTCATTAATATTAGCAACTAGGAGACGCATTCTATCAACGATATCCTTGTCAATCTTATTAGCATATCGTTCATATATTACAAGTAAAGATTTGAGTAAATCTGTTTTATCTTTACCCTCATAGCAAGAAAGTAAAGCTTCATTGAATTTGAGTAAAGTAACGAAGTATTGTGTAGTATCATCATTAATCATATTTAGAGTATCAAAGATGATATCCATATGATTAATATATGTCTTCATGCCAACTACGTTAGGAAGAGCTTCAATCATTTTAACAAACTCTGTATGAGTTGGGACATGTTTGAATTGGGCAATATATGCATCCATTCTATTAGTATTGAAATCAATAACTTCATCAAGATCAGTTTCTTTAGGTTTATTGATCTTATCTACAATCTTAGCAATATCGCTAGATCCAAATGGATTATAGTTAGCCATATCATTTAGAGTAGATTCTAATGCTACAGAGTATAATTCTTTATCATCACTATTCAATAAGAAGTAATCAGCTGCAGCTTCCATGATGTCTACTGTATTATATGGACAAGCATTTTTACTTAATACGAAGAGATAGTTTTCTGTAGCTACTTTGAACTTATTAATGCTAGACATATTGTAAGTATCAATTAGCTTACAGATTCTTGCAGTTTCTCTAACTGCATCATCTTTAGTAAATACTCTTTCAATAACGATCTTATCGAAATCAAAGCGTCTACTAATTTTTTCATAGTTCTTGATAATACGATCATAAGTTACATTCTCACATGCAACCTTATACATCATATTTAACGTTTCATGTGCAGCCTGTTCACCATTGCCACTGCCTGGTACAGCTGATGCAATATTACTAGCTGCAGTCTTAGCTCCATTTTTAATATCATTATGGACTTTATCTACTATATTAGATACTTTATTTTTTACTCTACCCTTATGGAGAGCCATCTTACGTTGAAGATAGTTTTTGAATTGATTAGCATCACGTACTTTAGTAATGGATTCTAATACCTTTTGACGATGCTTGTTGACTACTACTGGATCATTGTATTTGTATAATTCCAATAATAAGTCTACAGATTTCATGATCGCAGTATCAATATTAGAATCTAACTCCAATATGTTTTTGAATACCGTCTCAGCCTGAGTCATATTGTGGTTCTCGGATACGATGTTATAAAGACCAGCATAATTATCTGATGTCTTACGCATCTTAGTCAATTCGAGTTGCCGTTTTCTAATATTCGTAATCATTTACGCATTCTCCTTTTTAAGACTTATATTTATTATTAATAAGTTCAGATATTAAACATTGTATTCAGCTAAAACTAGGGTCAATTAACATAAATATAATACTAAATTATTTAATCTTGGAGGGTAAAATGAATATTCCATTTATTATACATGAAGCTCCAATGACGGTTGGTGAATCTCGACTCGTTGAAAGTATCAACAACAAGCCTGTTGCTGAAGGTATCCTTCAGGATGGTGATACAATTAATCGTAACCGCCGTTGTTATGCAACTGCTGATTTAAAAGCACAAATTATGTGTGAACGTACAAAAGAATTACTACGTACTGGTAATATGAAAGGCGAACAAGGTCACCCTATGAGTGATAAAGTTGAACGCCAATCTACAATCGATCCGGCTATGGTAGTAGTTAAATATCTTGATATTAAAGTTGAAGGTAACTTAGTTCTTGGTCGTTTCACTGGTACAAATAACCAAGCTGGTCGTGACTTTAATGAAGATCTTTTAGATGGCGAATTACCAAGCTTCAGTCTTCGTGCATTAGGTGCATTAGAAAACGTTGGTGGTAAGAACTATGTAAAAAATTTAAAGATCATTACATGGGACCGTGTAATCTATCCTTCCCATAAACGTGCATACACTACAGGTCTAATTAAAGAATCTGCCAGTATGGAAGACAACAATGAAGTTGTAGTTCAAGAAGGTTATGAAGGTCGTATTATTCCAATCAATAATCCTGCAGTAATTAGCTATATCCAATCTGAATCTGCAAATGTAGATCTAATTTCTGATGTAATGGAATTCAATAAACGTGGTATGACTGTATTAGAAAATGGCGATGTACGTTTATTCGATGAAAGTGGTGCATCTTTGATTATGTCTCCTGAAAAATACATCAAAGATGAAATCATGGAATGGGCTAAAAAGCAATATTAAGAAAAAAAATAAAACAACCCAAGGAGTCTAAGCTCCTTGGGTAATTTTTATCACTAATTTAGAATCACCGTATTCTAAATACTCAACTGTATATTGTTTATCATTTAATAGACGTTCACCTAGATCATTAAGATTTGCAGAATTGATATAGATTCTATTCTCACATACCATAAAAGTATAATGAGTCTTCAATCTATCAACGTATTCGATCTCAATATTGTTATTGCTGAATTCTCTAAACTTTCTGCCTAGCATATACTCTAGTTTACCCATAGCAATAGCCATTGGATATTTAGGAGTATATACTTCATTAGTTAAGTTAGCTAATCTAGCTTGATATACTTCTGGGATTACAACTAATCCAAAGGATCTAATGTATTGGATATTATCTAATATCCATTGACAAGATTGTTTAACACATTGGAGTTCGATTTCATCTCTATAGCCATTATTGAACTTAATATACTTATAGTCAATTAATTGGTCTACATGAGTTAATTCATGGATAATGATCTCTAATGCTAGATTTCTAATTTGATCAGTATCAATAAACTTATGAGCTTCTACTGTATCAGCAAATGCCTCTAAGCTTATATAAATACATCCATATGGTGTAGTTCTAGCAATATTAGTTTTAGTATCTAGGTATCCTGCAACAAAGTTTAATCTTGTGTAAGGATCTAGTGTATTTACCTTTCCGTTAAATGTATTATAAACAAATATAAGAGTTTCTTGAGCTAATTCTATTATGTCAAATCTGTTCATATCTTTCCTCCTCAACATAATAATATATCAATAAAATGTACTTTTTAAAAAGGAGTCTGAAATTATGTTTAATAGAATGACAGACGTTGTAAATAAAATAGAGAGACGTTTAGGTACAGCTCCTTTGAACTTACCTGAAGAACTCCAAAAAGAACACTGGGCTGATAAAGTAATCAAACCAGATACATTGACTACATTTAGTCGTTTCTTTCCTCATATGATTAAAGTCCAACTTAAACCAGAGGATAAGAAAGATGGCTATTATCTATTAGATCGTCAAGTACCAGATAATTATGAGATTCTTGGTGTTAAAGATATCTTATGGTCTGATACTAATAATGAGACTGCTGGTTTACAACAGTATTCTGGTTATGGTATCTATAATGTATTAGCAAGATCTATGGATACAGATAGTATCATGCTTGCTCAAAGCTATGCGGATATGAGTTCTCTATTCAATAGTGGTATCTATCTAGATTTCATTCCACCTAATATGGTTAAACTTGAAATGGCTGTTGGTGGTAATACAGATAATCTGCTATCTAATGTATATATTGGCGTATTCGTTAAGCATCCAGAAAACTTAATGACTATTGAACCAACTAAGATGGAGACATTTGAACAGTTAGCACAAGCTGATGTGGCTACATACTTATTTGAATATCTTAAACACTATGATGGTATTGAAACAGTATATGCTAATATTGACTTGAAGTTATCTTCATTAGAGTCTCAAGCCCAAAGACGAATGGAGATTATTGAGTTCTTAAGAGATAACTATGTCAATCCAGCTAATACTAACCAACCAATTATGTATACTGTATAAAAAAATAAATATGAGAAGGAGTTTGAAACTCCTTCTCTATTTTTACTTCATCATATTCTGTCTATTATTACCAAGCAATGGAGTTATAGCCATATATCTAGCCATAGATCCAGCATGTAATAATGGATTATAAGTCATAAGGAATCTTCTAAATCCCTTAAGACGAGATACTGGTACATCAAAAATTAGATCATTATTGAATCTAAACTTCATTGCTTCAATTAATGTACCATTATGATCATCTATTAATACAAATGGCATTAGATCTAGTCTATCACCAAATCTATCTTCAAGATGTAAATATCGAACTTTAAGACTATCACACTTAATATCTAATAGATCTCCAGCTGTTGAATACATCCGTTTGAATGGAGATGTCTTATTGTTAGGATCACAGATATCTATCGCTTCATCTATAATATTACATAAATCATCATAGTTATCCCAGTCAATGATTACCCCTACAGTTTCACCTCTAGGTGATAATCTCATTCTATATCTATATCTAAGATTAGTTGTAAGCTTATTAGCTCCAACTACATATTCAGTGTGGAAGTTCTCCTTAATCTCAGTATTGATTCTCTTAATTATATTATTAAACGTAACCTCCATTTTTAATGTCAGTTGATAATTTAGTTCAAAGATTTGTTCGACTACTTTAGTATAGTTTTCAAAGTTAGCCAATATATTCACCCCAATCTATTAGTGATTTGTAACGGCTATCTTAAAAAAATAAAACCCCTAGGAGAATGAACTCCTAGGGGAATTATAATTATTTTCTAGCAGAACTGATTAGATGATGATCGATATCAATCTTATTCAAATCAGGATAAATATCTGCATAGTATTTTGTAGTTCCATTGATCACTGTAGATAAACGTACTACTAGATCCTTTTCACGTCCTTGATGACGAATCAATTCATAACGTAGACGTTTGTTTGGATCACATTCTGAGTTAAATTCAGATACGAATTGACCGAATTTCATAGCTGCATTTTGATCAGCCATTTTGTAATTGAGTAGATGTATTGCACGTACTACTGTTTCAGTATTAGATTCTTTAATCTTATTGAAAGATTCATAATCTACATAGTTGCCTAAGATGTGTTCATTCTTAGGGAATACTACATTTACTTTAGCCTCGCCATTATCCGGTGTGGACACCAATTCTGTCTTAACTTCTTCTGTTTCTGGTTTATTAATCATTTGAGAGAAGTTAACTGCAATACTAGAATCAGTATTCGCTAGAGGTTGTTGAATGGCTTCCTCTGCAGAATCAATGATCTCTACATTTTGCATACCGATTTCTTCCACTGGGGAATAATCTTTTTCTAATTCTAACAAGGATTCATTAACATCGAATCCTAAAGATGATAATTGTTGAAAAAGGTTTTTGTTTTCTGTGTTTGTAATTTCCATAATATGTATCTCCTTTGTAATATAAACTATGGAATAAAATAAATAGGTGATAGATCATCAAGATCTATCACCTTAATAATATATGGTTATTTAACTATTTGCTTGCATATTTAGCATACTTAAGTATGTAGTATAAAGCTTTATATTGTCTTACTGGTGGTAATACATTACAAAGCAATGAAGCTACTTCTAATACACCAGGCTTCTTAAACTTAAGTATTTTCTCTTCAGCTTTCATGATTATTCATAATCTCCTTCATACTTTTACGAATATACTCTTTTGTCTCGTTAGGTATATTATTAAGTATATGTAGAATAAAGAGATCATAATGCCTTCTAAGAAGTCTACATTTTTGTCGAGTTCTAATATTCATTATCTTCTCCTTCAACTACCACTAAACGTGTAGAATTATTACTTAGATGCTCAAGAGCATTATACATCTTAGCAATCTTATTATAGAATTCAATAAATGATTTTCTATAGCATTTCATCTTAGGCTTATAACAAACAAATCTCAAAAGATCTGCACATGTTGTTTTAGCTATAAGATTACTATTAAGCTCAGTAATTCTATCAATAAAGATATCATTTATAGTCATACTATTATTGGTGATAAGACTATTGACGTATAAGTCATATGCTTTAATAAGATTTTTATATCTACCATTCTTCTTATACAATAAAGTATCTTTCGTAAATAAATCCTTAGTCTCCATCTTTATATCCATCCTTAGAATAATCTATAACTGCATATCCAGCATCATATTGCTTCTTAACAGATTCTCTAATCTTAAATAAGTCATCAGCTTTCTCTTGTAGAGTATTAAGACTAATCTTAATCTCTCTACATTCTGTAGCATACTTACTAAAGATAGGTTTCTTAGCATTATAAAATCTGGATATAGATCTAAACCCATCATCTACCACTTCAATACATTCCGTGTTAGGATTACGAGTTCGACCTAAAGTTTGTTTAGCTAATATCTCTGACTTAAATGGTTCAGCCAAGATAATAGTAGCTTTTAAATCTCTGATATCTAATGCAGCACCAGCTGATTTGGTTGTAGAAATTATAATAGTCTTCCTAAGTTGCTCTTGTTTAATCTCTTTAGGAATAGCAGATGTATAGACACCAATGTCATCTTTGAATTCAGGGTAGTTCTCCTCAATCCAAGCTTTAACGATATCTATAGCTGATATAGTACCAATATATACAAGTACTTTACCACCAATCCTCATGATTTTATCCATAACTATATACATCATATCATAGAATTGGTTATTGCAAACAATATAGTTTGTATAAGCATTTCTATTTAATCCATATACATTATTAGAGCATTCACTTATATCTTGTGGAGATGGTCTACTATTAAATCTTAATGCAAGATAGGATGTGTGAGGATCATTATCTTCATCAAATAGATTTATACTAGGAATATTCTTAAAGTATAATCTATAGATAAAGTTTTCTGTCTCATCAGATCTACCTGGTGTTGCAGTAAGATATAATGTCTTCTTAGTATTAGTATAGAAGTCAATCATACAAATATTATCAAAGTTAAGATGTGCTTCATCATAAACCTTTAGGAATACTTGTAGTTTCTTGAATAGTTCACCAATCATATTCCATCCATTATTAGTACCGAAGTTTTGTAATGTAGAATGGGTGACTAAGAATACTTTATACTTAGATACATCAGTGATACCATTCAATATCTTATGTATACCAACTGATCCATTGATTACTAATACTTCTCTAGATGGATCTAGATCAGTATATTCACCAATACAATTTCTCCATTGATCTAACCAACCTGTAGTAGATGCAATAACTATAGTTCTAGCTTTCCAATACATTAGAGATGCTATAGTTACATATGTCTTACCTTTACCAGTTGGTAGATTTATAGATAGTTGACTATTATTCTGATTAGAGTAATATTGTCCTTTACCTAGAATAAAATGAAGAGCTTCTTGTTGCACTTCATCTCTAGGAAGGTACTTAATCTTAATAGGTGGAGTTTCAAAATATGGATCACTATTATATTCTTTAACTGGCTCTTCACCTTCAAAGAATTTCTTAACGAAGTATAAGTCTAAACCCCTAGGGAGATATAGAAGTTTATTAGCTTCATCATATGACATCCCTTTATAACTTTTAGTGAAAGTAATTCTATCAAATATAGTAAAGTAAGATTCCAGTCTAGGAGCATCTCCTAGACTGTAATCAGTAATTACTATAGATGAATTACGTAAGATTATCTTATTCATAATCTTAAATTTCCTCATTCACCAATGCATCAGTAAGCTTACGTTCATTCTTAATATCTTTATTAGTTAAGCTTGGCTGATTCATAAATAATTGTGGCTGTTCTTGGAAGAAGTAATCTATAGTAGACGGAGCTGTCTTATTATAAGAAGATGGATTCTTCAAGATACTAGCCAAGTTTTGGAAGTCCAATGTCTTAGTAATAGAAGGATTTTCATATAATGCTTTAGTAAGTGGAAGTAATACGTAAGGTTCATTTACGTTATTCCAGTTAGGCTTATCAAAGATATTATATGCACTTCTAATTTGATTGGACAAGATTGTTTCAGTATGAACTGTATGCTTAGACATACCACCATTCAATAATGCTCTCATGAACTCTTGTGCTAAATCATCTTTAGTAAAGGATGTAGTAACTGCAGCCTTATCCAAGATATCTTTAATACGGTTTAGAGTCTTAGAGAACTCATTATTTACTATAGGAGTATAGAATATAGTTTGATCTTCTTCTTTAGCTAATATGCTAATTGGAATATTGATCTCACCTTCATCAGTTTGATAACGTTTCATATTAGTCAATCTAACTAATGGTTCAGAAAGATAGAATTTATCAATCTTATCGATTTCGATTGGATATTCTTCTTTGCGATCAATAATAGTGAACTTATTTACATAATCATTATACTCTAATACAGTATTAGTTGTATCGTCTACATCATCTTCATTATCTTTAAAGATCTCATCAATATGGAATCTTAAATAGATATCATTATAATTGCGATCTTCAATTAATGAGATGGTTTCTGCAGAACGAACGAAGTTTTCTACAAACTTGATTGGTAATTCAATATCAGGAATATCTGTTACCAATACGTGTTTAGCAGACAATTGTAACTGAGTTGTACTAGCAGTGATATCTTCAGATGGATACTTACCTACATCAATATCCTTATTGATAAAGTATAGATCTCCATAGCAATATCTACAGATGCCTTCACCTTCAGAATGAGACTGACAAGTGATAGGACTTCTAGTATAAATAGTCTTACCAATCAAATGAGTATCAGATTCAGTAATAGGACCTAAGTCAAAGTCTTTTACTTGATCGAATCTATAATACTTACCAATCATTAGACTAAGCTCTTTCGCATCTTTAATATCATATCTAATAAAGTTACGAGAAGAGCATTTGAAATGTGGATCTGGATGCAAACGAGTACCTTGGTTGTTTAGACCAATCTTACGTGCCATAGCACCAGAAGAACCTACATTGATTTTAGAAATGATTTGAGCAGTACGACCAGCTGAGGATTCAATAAAGTAATCCATCAAATCTGTTACACCGCCATTGATATAGCTGTTGGCAATAACATGTGGGAATACACTACCGTTACCATCTGGTTTAGTACCAATAGATATTGCATATTCTTTAAGCTGACGAATATTAATACTTTCATTAGCTCTAAATGCATTTGTATAGATATGATCATATCCTAAGATGTCTTTAGATTTTAAGACATAATCACGTACTTTACTAATACATTCCATACCATAATCATTAGCCTTTTGTAAGTCTACTTTACTCATGTCAGGATGTAATAGATCATAGTATTCAGGAATTGCATTCATCATTAATACATCATCTTGTAAGTTAATGCTATTTACAAATAGATCAGCAAACTCATCAACTTTAGCAATATGATACAATGCATCTGCAATCATATTATTCTTAGTTAAGAAGTCGATATCTTCTACATGAACTTCAATGAAGAACTTATCAATGTATTTCTTGATATCTTTAGCTGTAACTTCCCGTTTAAGGAAGATATGCTTTGGTTCAATTTCACAGTCACTCTTAATAATAAGAGACCATAAGATTAGATTCAACCAATAGTCATGAATAGTTAGACCAAATTCATGACTACCAATAATTAAATTGATCTTAGCCTTAAATAGGCTAGGATCGTCTATACCATCTCGTAGTATACAATGAATAGCTTCGAAGTGGTTAGACCAATTCTCTTTCTTAATTTGTTGGTTTACATCAAGTGTCATTTCTCCTTTGTTTTTAATAAACTCGGTATAAATCCAGTAATTCTCATAGTTGATAATTGTATCAAACATTTAGGAACCTCCTTAATGAATTACATCTATATTATTCTACTACTATAATATATATTCATATGTAAAATTCACTGTAAGAAATAAAACCGGTATAGGATCTTTAAGACCCTATACCGAGTGGTTTTATTATTTTTTTGGAGTTGGTAAATGTTTAGAAGTTTTAGCAGTTTTAATGTACTCAACTTGAGATTTGCGAGCTACACGAACTGCTTGGTTATTGTATTTTTGAACGATCTTTTTGATCAAAGCACGTTCGATAACACGGTTTTTAACCAATTTAGTCCAGAGTGGATCTTTCTTTTGTTTAGCGATTTGGAATGCAGCCATTTTTACACGGCGAGCCAAGTCGTCATTTTTGCTTAAGCGAACCAAAGTCTTTTTATTCAATACGGATTTTTCTACCAATAATTGAGCTTCTTCGGATTCAGCGAATGCAATACGTTCATCTTGAGGCAATTTGGAAGCCTCAGCATAAATCATAGCTTCAAGTAAAGCATTAGGGTTGGCAAGATCTTCACCAAGAACATCTTGTCGATCGTTTTCGTTGAAAAACATGTTTTCGTCCTCCTTGGAGATTATTTTATTTAAATATATTTAAAAACGAAAATTACGTTTTATTAACTTAATGTTATTCATATAAGCTGATATTAGCAAATAAAAGTGCCTAGGACATCCAGTTAGGAGGAATTTGAATATGACTAACTATGATGAACTTGATAAAATTATAGCAATCTCTAAGTATAGAGAGCAAGCTAAACAAAACTTAATGATTAACTTCCCTACTCTAACTGAGGGTGAAGTAGATACAGCATTGGATATCATTCTATCTAATGCATATAAGAAACGTGAATGTTTATTACATAATAACTATACTGAAGAAACAGCTGAAACGGATGTAGCTGGTATTAGTAATTATATTTATGAAAAGACTCCTATCATGGTAGCTAATGGCTGCTTATTCAAACAATATACAAAAGAGTTAACTCCTATGTATAAATTGATTACTTCCTTTACTGATAACCGTTCTAAGTTTAAGAAAGAAATGTTTAAATACGAGAAGGGTTCAGAGAAGTTCAATAAATATAATATGCTTCAAATGTTGGCTAAACGTGATAATAATGCATTGTATGGTGTAATTGGTAACTATAGTAGTGCATTGTATAATCTATACGTTGCAACTGGTATTACAAGAACTGGTCGTGCTTTAATTAGTCATGCTATTACTTTCTTTGAAAGCTTCTTTACAAATAACGTAAAGTTCCATTCTATTGATGAAGCAATTACATTCATCAATCGTGTAGATTCTGAGAAATCTATTTATCCATCTGCTTTAGTATTAGATGAGAATGTAGCAGTTGAAGATGTATTCTATAAGATTATGGATACATTTGATAGAGATTACTTTGATGATGAAGCAATCAATAAAGCTATGAATATTATCTGGAGCTTATTGATTAACTTATCTCAAGAGACTTTGAATAAGTTATTCTATAAGAATAACTGCTTACAATTCTGTGATAATAAATACATGAAGGATTATATTGTAATGACTTTATCTAAACTAGATGAAGCATTCGTAGATCCTAACAAGCCACCAGAAATCATTAAGGATAACTTAGACCACATGTTTGAAGTCCTTAAAGAATGGTGTTATATGAGATATATTGTAGTGGATAAGATTGATCGTTCTGCTACAATGAAACGTGATATTAGTATCATTACAGATACTGACTCTACTATGCCATGCTTTAATGGTTGGTATACATTCGTTCTTAGAGATGTTTTAGGTCCAGTAGATAAGTCTAATATTAAACTTATGAATCTTCCAGAAGTAGAACCTGTGATGGAAGAAGATAGAGTTTATAATTTCTCTACTGGTGAGATTGAAACTAAGATGATTAATGTAGCAACTTCTAGTAACAAAGAACCATTACGTTTCAGTATTATCAACATCTTATCATACATTGCAGGTAGATTATTACGTGAACACTTTGACTTAGTTGCAGAGAATTATAATACTAAATCAGAGTATAAAGAGTGTTTAATTGCAATGAAGAATGAGTTCTTATTCGGTAGAGCGTTATTGACTGGTGGTAAGAAAAACTATGCATCTAAGCAAGAACTTCAAGAGGGTAACTTAGTACCACCTTCTAAGATGCTTGATGTTAAAGGTTTACCTATCAATAAGTCTACATTGAAAGAGAAGACTCGTAATGCTTTGAAAGATATTCTATTTAAGAAGATTCTTAATGTAGAAGAAGTAAACCAAATGGATGTATTACAATCATTAGCTCGTGTAGAGTATGATATTAGAAAATCCATTGAGTCTGGTGAGAAAGAATATTATAAACCAGCTCAAATTAAGTCTTATGCTAACTATGATAATCCAATGCGTATCCAAGGTATTAAAGGTGCATTGGTTTATAATGCATTAAGAGACGAAGGTACAGAAGCTATTGACTTAACTATTCGTAATGCAATTGATATCGTTAAGGTTACAATCAATAATACAACTCTATTACCTTTAATGGATTCTGATCCAGAGTTATATGAAAGAATTAAGAAATTCTTAGATGAAAACCAAAATGATTATAAAGGTGAGATTACTAGTATCTCAATTCCAATTGATGCTGAAGTCCCTAAATGGGTATTGAAGTTTGTTGACTATAATGATATCATTAATGACAACTTGAAAAACTTCCCATTAGAATCTATTGGTATTACTAAATTTGAAAAAGATAAAGTAAACTATACTAATGTGATTAAATTCTAAGATATATCCCCCTATAGAGTTCAACTCTATAGGGGAATTCTTTTGTTAAAATTTCACTGGACTAAGTTTAGTATCAGGTAATGTTAAAGTCATAGCATAAAGTGCTTGAATGGATTCTTTTGATGTAGATATAACTGGGTTGCCACCTAGATTGATAAAGTGGATATTACTAGCTAATTGCTTTTTAAGCTCAGCATTAGCTTCATCAGTATATACCCCCTTGATAGTTACCATATCGCCATCATAGTCACCACCTATGCTATCCAAGTACCCATTACAGATATTCATAGTATCGATAAATGAACTAGATGTATCTTTACCAATATCTTCTTTTCTAATTTTTGGATAGTGAGTATATACTACATTATCAAATACAGCCTCTTCAGTTTCTATAGTAGAGGATAATCTAATCTTAGTAGCAAACTCATTATAGAAAGTATCGATAGGATAACGTGTAATAAGAATCATTCTATCTTTTACAGCTTCTTCACATGCCATATAGATTACATCACACCATGTTAAAGGTCTTTCATTTTTCAATGCTTTAACATCAGGTTCTTTATAGAAGCCTTTCCATTTTAAGTCAAGGTATTCTTGTTTACCTTTAACTCTACATAAGACTTTTACTGGTCTAAATCTATCAGAGTAACCATGAATGAATCTATCTAACTCTTTCTTTAATACTTCATCAGAGAATTGAATTTGATAGTCTTCAATTTCACCATAGATAATAGTTCCATCTTTATCTAAGATAGGATATTTAGTATCACCAATGAATTCATTCTCAAAGAATCGTCTCATATGGAAGATAACAAATGGAAAGAAGTTAGCAGCAGCTGATGTCATAGGTAATACCGAATAATCAAAGTCAGCTCTAATATCTTCCATATTTTCTACATCCAACTTAGGTGCTGACATAACTAAACGTGTAGCATAGTCTGTAGTCTTAGATAGATTAGCTCTTCTAATTACACCAAACTTACCTGGCAATCCACCATTAGGATTGCTATCTGTACCAGTACCGAACCATTTATAGATTTCAATTAATCCTTCTTGGAGTCTACCTTCAACGGATTTACCAATACTAAATCCATATTCAGTAGAATCACCAATGGCTGATGCGGATACCATTACATTGATATATAATTTATTGATATCACCTACAGAGATCTTACCACCATCTACTTTAATATCTCTAAAGAATGGAGGGATTACAATAAGTTTATCGGTAAAGAAATTCTTTCTATTATCATTCAAGAACTTAACATATCTTTCACGTTTAATAGAATCGGTTTCTCTAAACTTAATCTTATCTAAGTTCTTTCTTAAGAAATCAATACCATTATCCCCTTTAGGGTCTTCTACAATATTACCAGATTTATCTATAGAGTAAGTTCCTATACCATGGATAACAGATTTAATCTTAGAATCTACTTTACTCCAGATTCTATATACTAATGGTTGTAAGAATTTCTTCTTTAGACTAATATATGCAAAAGTACTAGCTCTAGATTCTTTAGTAATACCAAAGATTGTATTAGAAAGTAATCCATCACTTGTAGGATTACTTGATGCATCAAATATAACTGGATTAGTTATTTCGACTAAGTTATTCTTCTTGACAAAATCATCCACATCAAGAAGAGATACTTGGAGATTATCTTGTCTAATTTGGTCTTTTAATATTGCCATATATACCTCCTTATAAATTACTTATATGTGGAACAAAAACCGAGTTAGTGCATTTATTGCACTAACTCGATTGTGTTATATTATCGCATAGTTACAATAATTTTACATGGATCATTAAAATCTCTATTTAGATCTACAACTATAGGATGACTCATACCGTTATTACTATTAACTGTAATGGTATGCTTATATTCATCCACTAAGGAGTCAAATAACTTAGCATCAGTTGTGTATATAATGAAGTCAATATAATTATCATAGATGATATGATCAATCTTTGAATTTAATAAACCATGACCTTTCAATATACTATATAATAGACTAGATTCGCCAAAGTAGTCTACTATCTGTTTTCTCGTTTGTTCGTAGTCTCCATTGCCGAATTTGCAGAAAAATTCGACGATATCCATTTATATAAATCCCCTTTTAATTAAAGCATTCCTTCAAGAGCATCTTCAAACCGTGCCATATCCTCCCTAGTCATAGCCGGAGTTTCAGTCTTAGTACCTTGGTTGGATTGAACTAATCCAGCTTGTGGGTGACCTCTATATGCGGCTTGCATATACTTATATTTTTGCTCTTCATCTTTTTTGTGTTTTTCTTTTTCAGCAGCTGCATCGGCAGCTTCTCTACGATCTCTAATAAATTTATATAGAAGCATCAAATCACCTATAGGCATATTCAATGCTTCTATTATACTTAATCTACCTCGATATTCGTAACAAACATTATCAACTAATTGCATTAGTCGAGCATGTGAATCAACCGATGCCGTGTAAAAACAAGTTCTTGAGCATTCATAGGAATAGCTTCAATTTCTGCACCACATTTAGGGCATGTAGCTGCAGGTACTTGGTAAGAAATATTGATATTTTTGTTATTGTCTTCTAAGTATTTGCCAATGAAAGATTGAAGTTCTTTAAATTCATAAGCAGATAGTTTAGATAAGATTTTATAGATACCTTGAATACGATATTTATAAGTCTTAACAATATCATTTGGAGCTGTGTTGAATTGAATAGGAATCAATTCTTCATTATCTTCATCGATCTCATATACTGTAGAGATACAATGGGAGATATTAATGATACCTGCATATTTTTCACGGAAGCTTTCATTCAAAAGACGTTCCTCAAACATGGAGTTGTAAATTTTAGGAATTACTACACCGAAAGCATAGTCACCATTGGCAACGTAGATTTCTTCTTCGAATGTTGGAGGCATAGAAGGATCTTTAGCAATAATCTTATTGAAAGTTTCCTTATCTGCATCAGTTTCGAATTTAACCATATCAATGATAGGACGTTTTTCAGTATAGAAGTGTTTACATTTAGGACAGATAAATGGAATGATATTAGAAGTACTGAAGTTAGCATTATACAATGCAAAGAATAAGTGATTCAAGTCTTGATAGTTCAATAACTTCAACCATGCTTCCATATCCATATTACGGCATTCAGGAGCTAAGTGTTTATATAGAGTACTGAATACTGTACGGGATTTACCAATATCATTTGCAGAATCAGCATATGGATTGATTTCATCCATTTCGATTGCAGATAATGGAGTCATAGAGATGGATACCCCAGTAGCAAATAAACCCCATTCGAAGTATTTCTTTTCAACTGGTTTAGAAAGTACTTTAGTAAATGCAACAGGGCGTTTACGTACACGGAATTTACTAATATCAGGTTTACGTTCACCCACTTCATCTAATTGCTGACGAAGTACACGAGCAAACTCTTCCATATTACGTTGCTGTTGTTTTTCCAACTTAGCACGTTCAGCTTCTTCTTTATCTTCATCAAGACCAAGGTCTTCTAGGAGCTCATCATCATAAAGCAATTCATCTTCATCATCAGTAGCCTCTACTACTTCTACAGATGGTACTGCTGCATCAGATACGTCAATAGTATTTACGCTTACAGCAGGAGTTGTAGTAGCAGCTGTAGTTACATTAGATACAGCATTTTCAGCTGCAGCTTCATAAGCTTCGAATTCAGCTTCAATATCATCTTCAGGAAGAATAGTATTGATGCTAGTGGAAGCTTTGATTTCTTCATCAGACATAACGTGTTCTGCTTCATCACGACGAATAGCTTCACGATCATCATCAGAAAGCTCTGGATCTAAATCCAAAGCTGGATTGTATTTAGATGCAACTTGTGGATTTTCTTCACCCATAGCTTTAAGATCTTCATATTCACGACGCATTTCATGAATTTCTTTTAAAGCTGGACGGAAACGACGTTCAATAGCATCGGAGATGCCATTGTCCAATTCTTCCATTAATCCATCACGTGCTTCTTGTGTTTTATCTTCTTTGCCAGAAGGAATAATTGCACTAAGATCTGCAGATTGTAAAGAATCTGCATCAAATGTAGGTGCAACTGGAGCTGTAGGTTGAGGTTCAGCTTCTGTTTTAGGTTGTTCTTCTACAACAGCAGTTTCAGTTTTTTCTTCTTCTACTGGTGTAACTTCTTTGGAAGCTTTTTCTTCTTCCAATTTCTCTTTCATGAGGTCTGCTAGTTTTACATTTTCAGACATGGTTCCTCCTAAACAATTTCATCATTCATCAACATTTTTAAAGTTAATTTATCTCGATCATAGAAGTATCTAAATTGGAATTGATCTACAGTCATATCTATAATCATTATATTCTCCCCATTGTTAGAGAAGCCTATATTAACTTCAACTGCTATAGTATTATCAAGATAGTCTTTTATTTGATCTTTAATAGCCTGACTTAGCTCAATAGCTCTATCAGACTGCATATACCTATATTTACTAATTAACCCTAGACCCATTTCTGGACTATGAGTTATTGTGCCTGGCTCTAATAGCATTAATCGCATAATTAGAGTACCAACAGCATTAAAGTTCTTATATGTAAGTGGAGTTTTGTAACTGTCGGTAGATAAAGAATATTCCTTTAATAACGTTGGAACTTCTTTAGTCTTGGCAGTTATGAAAGTAATATCATCAGCCACGATAAATTCTCCTTTCATATTAATATATTACTACTTAGTTCTAGGGTTTAAAATATACACAAATAGCTATTTTTAACATAGCATTAAATTGATATATACTCATTAAGGAGGATACAATGGCAACTGAACGAAGAATAGCTTGTCCATTATGTCGACGTAAAGATTTTAAAGACAAGTTAATCAGACATATAGAAAAAGATCATGAAGATATTATCGGTGATATCTCTGCTGAGCAATTCTTATATGATAAAACTCACCCAGGCTCTGGTAAATGTATCGTATGTGGTAATAAAACAGAGTGGAATGAAAAGACTGGTAAATACCATAGACTTTGCTCTAATCCTAGATGTAAAGAGGAAATGAGATCTAAGTTTAAAAAGAATATGATTAGAGTACATGGTAAAGTATCTCTATTAGATGATGCTGTACATCAAGCTAAGATGCTATCACATAGACGTATATCTGGTGTATATAAGTTTAGTGATGGTACCCCATTTACCTATACAGGTACATATGAAAAGAATTCTATTGAATTTATGGATACAGTATTGCACTGTAGTTCTAAAGACATATTAATGCCTGGACCAGTAATTGAATATACTGATAAATATGGCGAAAAACGTAAATGGATTACGGATATTTACTACGTTCCTTACAATTTGATTATAGAAGTTAAAGATGGTGGAGATAATCCTAACAATAGATCTATGGTGGACTATAGAGATAAACAAATCTCTAAAGAGAAAGCTTTGATCAAATTAGGTGAATATAACTATCTAAGATTAGTCGATAATCAATTTGTTCAATTAATGGAGACTTTAGCTCTATTAAAAGATCAAGAGATTAATGAGACTGATCCAGAAAAGAATAATAAGATCATTCGTATAAATGAATAGTCCTATAATGATAAATGGAATGATATATTATAGCTATGAATATAATATTTCTATTTATAAAGGAGAACTACAATGGAAAAAAATATATTGATAGACTTATTGAATACTATTCATTCATATGATGAATCTGAGTATACTAATAAGACTAAAGAATTTTTAAATGAAAATAACTTAACTCAAACTGATGATAGAGTTCCATTAACTGAGTCCAATCACTATAAGTTATATAGATTAGACTCAGCAGATGGAGTAGCAGACTGGGTTACTATCAATATTGATGGTAAATACTATTCTGTAAATCTATATGATGAAGTATCTGAATCTTCTATTATAGAATCCGATTCTGAAGGTGCTATGATTAGAGGGTTTATGCATAACTATAATCATGATAAACGTGCATGTACTCTAGTAATCAATGAAAACTATACTGCTATTAATACCAAAACAGATTTAGCTATTAAACCTTTAACTGAATCTGTAGAAGAAATCGAAATAGGTAATTTAGTACCTGACAATAAGCTTGATAGATTATATGAGTTATCTGACTTCTTATGTGTGAATGTAGAAGATAACCATACAATATATGATCTATTTACTTTTGTTGAAGAGTTTAAAGATGAAATAGATTCTTGGAAAGCTCTACGTACAAGATTAAAGACTGACGAAGAATTTAGAGAAGCATATGATAAAAAATACATAGAGTATGCCGTGGAAAATGGTATAGATTTTGAAGCTGAAACTATAAGAGACATGTATATACTGTTTCTTGAAGAAACTCAATGCTGATTGGAGGATATAATGCCAAGACGTAAGCATATAGGTGATATATGGAAAGTACCATACACCTATGATGATAACCCAGGTAAGTATAAATGGAGACCTATAGTTATTATAAGTCTCAATAAAAAAGATAATACAGTTACTGGACTTAAGTGTTCAACTAAAGGTGACGATGATCAATTACTAGATAGATCTAAATCTGTAGTTGATGATGTAAAAAGTGCATCTAATCAAGATGAATATAAATATGCATATGAATTAATAGATCCACCTACAGGAATGGATGAATCTAATAGAGTCTTATGTAATAAAAGAATAAAAGTTAGAAACTTTAATAGAAATTTCAAGTATATTGGATCTTTAAAGAATAAGTTGGATATTAAAAATATCCAACTTATATATACTGATGCTGACCGTAATAATGATATCGTCGAAGTTAAACGTGAATCTTTTTTTGTTAATGAATCTGTAGAATATGATGATGCTGGTATAGTTCTTAGTAATATGGAAGAATTTGAAGAAGATACTGATAAAGGTAAATATATCTTTGCAGTAGATGCATCAAATATCGAGTACATTAAGAGCATCTTACCTGATAGCTATCCCGATAATATTAAATATATCAATCTAGATAAGATAATAAACTATCTATTCTATAATACATGGGTAGATATTACTGATGAAGATGATATTACTGATAAGATGACTGATGAATACTTTGCAAGAGTTTATCCTAACGTAGATCGTGAAAATATATTTCCTAAAACAAATACAGAAGATCTAAATCTTAATATGACTATTGAAGAAGTATATATTGAAATGACTAAGATACTTAGATTCTTCATGTATAATCTTAGAGGAGAAAATAATACTATCTTTATCTTAGATAAATCTTTATATGCATATTTAGTAGATCAATATCCTAACTTAGTTAATTACTCTACAATGTATTTTGGATCTATGGCTATAGCAGTATATAAAACTTATGCAGGTAAACAAATTCCTCAAGAATATGATATCATCAGACGTATCTCTGACTTAAAAGAATATGCGGCAAGAGAGCATATGGGTGTTGGAGCTATAGGTGGTATTGTTGGTACAATGGATGGTAATATGCTAGTTCAATATACTCCACATAGACATTCTTTCAGTGGAGAAAAAGATGGCTTTGGTATAGTTGATGATAAGAAGTCAACTAAACTTAGAGTTAAATCTGATAATGAAGAAACTGAGATTGTAGATAAAGAACCATTCTTACAAGATAAATTCTATAAGTCTTATAGACATAAACGAGATAGAGTTACTTGGGAGAATGCTATTAATCTATATGAAGAGATTACTGGTAAAGTAATGCTATCTAAAGATCAATTAGAGTATGATGATGACTTTATCGAAGCTGATTTAGATAGAGAAAATAAGTTAACTCTAATGAATATGATCTACTCTATTGAATCAGAGTTATACAATACAGCTATGCCTCTATGTGATATTCTAGAAGTTAATACTGCAAAGTCTAAACTAAAAGAATTCCCTGAAGGCACTATGATCATGGAAGATCATAATGGATACTTTGCTATTGATTTAGAATCTGGTATAAGAACCAAATCTTATGATACCATTCTAGAGATTGAAGCTCCAGCTTTTGTTAAAGCTAAAGATGCTCTAACTCAAGATGATGATACTCAAAGTACTAATAATAAGAAAGTT